TCTGCCTCGACCACGGCAATCCGATCGCCTTCACTGCCGGTTCGGCGACGTCGATTCCGGCGCTGACCCTGTCGTCGGCGCTTGGTTCGGCGGCTGTCACGGCGATCATGGATTGGTCGATCGTCGGCCTGCAGTCCGGCACCTACGGCAACGGTACGTCGGGCATCGGCGGCTCCAACGCCACGCAGGTTACTGCGACCGGCGTCGATCAGCCGACCGCTGCCAACTCCACCGTGCTCAACACCGCAATTCAGGCCAATTTGGTCAGGACGCGTCAGGCTTTCCTGACGGCGACGGAGTCGGGCGGCACGTTGCCGGCGTATGGTTCGTGGGTGGTTCGCGACGGCGGTATCTACACCGGCACGCCGCTGATGATCGTCAACGCTCCCGCTGGCCCGGCGGCGGGTGCGCTGGTTACGGCGCTGGCGACGATGGGCTATTTTGCATCCGACGACACGTATATGATGCAGTTCTGATCGGCGGCCGGCCGAGGTGGTTAGTTCAACAGGAGTTACGCACATGACCCAAATTGTCACGAAGTTCAAAGCAGTTTCGATTGGCGACGTCGTCAATCTCAAGTCGGGAAGCCCGGACCTCACGGTCATTGGCTTCGCGACGGCCGATTCCCTGGGCGTGATTTCGCCGATGACGCCGGGCGCCACTTTCGTCGAAGAGTCTCTCGTCGCCGTCTGCTACGGCTTCACGACGGCGGGTGCGCCGTTCACGGCCAAGTTCCCGGTCGAGGTTTTGAACGTCAAGACGCCGGTCGCTCCGGTCGACCCGCTCAAGGCCTGACACGACGCTGACGGTGTTTCAGGGCCCGCGCCTGCGAACAGCGGGCGCGGGTTTTTCATTGGTGGCTCATGTCGCTATCCCAGATCCTCAACGACACGTCCCAACTTTTAAACGACCCCAACTACAGCTTCACGTCGAAGCCGCAGCTAACCCGCTGGGTAAACCAGGCGAGGCGTGACTGCGCCAAGCGCACGGCGTGCATTCGTCGGCTGGTGACGGGTCAGTCGGCGTTCGGCGCGAGCGCGCAGCCCGGCTATGCGATTCCTGGCGCGATGCAGCCCGGCGCGCTGCCCGGCGCTTTTCCGCAGGCGTTGTCGGGGTCGTATGGCGCGGTGCAGAACGCGATGATGACGATCGCCAACGTCGAGCGCTATCCGTTCGTCGGCTTCTTCAACCCCGCTCTCCAGGCTCAGTACGCCGGCTGCGACGAAGTGATCGACGCAGTTGCGCTGGCGGTCAACTGGGGCGGCACGACGCGGCCGCAACTCGACTGGATGCCGTGGGACGATCTCCAGGCCTATGCGCGCGCTTACTCGGTGCTGAACACGTCGTGGCCGGTGCTGTGGTCGGTCTACAACGACGGACCCCAGGGCGAGATTTGGGTGTATCCTGCGCCGTCTCAGGCGACCGAGATGGAGCTCGACGCGATCTGCACGCCGAAGAACCTGAACACCGACGATGATTTCGACGTCATTCCCAGCGCGTTTCGGGACGCTCTGATGTTCGGCGCCGCCAAGTTCTCGTTCATGGCGCGTGGCCGCTACGCTCAGGCGCAGGCGATGGAGAGTCAGTTTGCCGATGGCATAGGTGTCGCGCGCGTCGCCGTGGACGGCGGCAAGGTCAAGTCATACTATAGTTCTTATCTGTAGAATATATGTGTTTGCAGTACAGAGCGGTAGCAGCACGTGATTTTCTAGCCAAGCACGGTGTCTTATCATGGTACAGGCTGTAGAGAATTATGGACGCATGTTTGCCGTTAACGACGGCGCCCCATATATTCCCGCGTTCGAACAACCCCATGTGAAGTTTTGGACACAAATTTTCACAAAAATCTTTGAACTGCATAATAATACTTTTAGTCCCCACGAGGTTAAAACTTTTTTCTCCGATATGACCGTCCCCGTCAATCATGCTGTTAGTTAGGAGTGTGTTATGGTAAAAGAATCGCTTCCTGTTATGTCGACGTTCACACGCCCCAATGGCTTGGTGATCAATTTCTACGATCATGTCAAAGCTGAGGTGCTTGAGCATCTTGGCTCGGATGAGAGTGTTAAGAAAGCGTGGTCTACGGCGCTGAATCTCAAGATTGGGTTGGACGAGAACAGAGGTGTTCTTAGCCTCGATGAAATCTTCGTGTTGGAAAATAGTCTCTATAGCCGATTTGAGTCTCTTGGCGTTCCGCAGCGGTTGATTCAGCCTCTCGTTGCGGCGTTTCGCTATGTGCAAGATGAGAAAGAGAGAATCGCCGAGGAAGAAGCGGAGAAGGACTACGAGCGACGGATGGTCGAGGCGAGGAAAAATAGGCGAAAGCGAAAGTCGTGACACAATGCCGCATGACCGCATCGCCTCCACTGTCGCCCAGGCCCGCGTGATCCGCGACGGGCTCGACCCGGCGCGTATCGAGACGCCGGTGCGCACGGCGACGCTGGCGCTGCTGCTCGACACGCTGATCGATCTCGGTTCACAGCCCGGAACAGAGAAGATTCGTGAGGCGCAGCGCGCTGCGATCGTCGCCAGCACGATGACGATCGCCCGCACGCAAGAGGCGTTCCAGAAGGTGCTGGACGCCGAGCGCGCCGCCGCGGAGGCGCGCAATGCCTGATCCGCGCGGCCAGATTTCGTCGAAGGCTCAGCAATCGCTCGGCCTGCCGGATGGATTCAAAACCTACTCCCCATTTCCGTTCGGCGGAATGAACGTTCAGGCGTCGCCGATCGCTGTCGCCGACAACGAGTTTCTGTGGCTGGAGAATTTCGTTCGACTGGGCGACGGCAACCTGCGCACGGTGTGGGACAAAGGCGCGCCGATCTTCACGGCGCCGGGTGGCCTGACGATCGTCTGGAAGTGCTTCTTCAACATCGGAATCGTCTATTATTGCGCGGTTTTTCTTTCCGACGGCTCGGCCGTTCAGGTCAGCATGTCGACGCTGGCGCAGACGCAGATCGGCCCGCCCGGCGTGTTTTACCAGGCTTCGACCGGCTATTTGCCCTACGCACGGCAGTGGGGCACGCAGTACCTGGTCATCAGCAATCGCAACACGCAGAACGATTACTGGGCGTGGGATGGCGTGCTGCTCTATTCGGCCGGAACGGTTGCGCCGGCCGGCGTCAACATCACTTCGGGCGGCGCCGCCTATTCGTCGCTGCCGAATCTGACGGTTTACGGCGGTTTTGGCTCGGGCATCGCGATCACGCCGGTCATTCTCGGCGGCCAGGTCGTCGAGATGAACATCACCAACCCCGGCTCGGGTTACGAACCGGGTGACGTCGTCCAGGTGGCGTTCAGCGGCGGCGGGTCCGATACGTCGCCGGTTCTCGTCGCCGCGTTAACCGCGACGTCTGTCGCCGGCGTGACGATCACGGTTCCCGGTTCGGGCTACACGTTTGCCAGCGTTCAGTTCACTGGCGGCGGTGGCGGTTCCGGCGCGATAGCGACGGCGACGATCGTCGGCGGGGCTATTACGGCGGTCGTGATGACCAACATCGGCTCCGGCTACACGACAGCGCCAGGCGTGCTCATCGTTGGCGACGGCGTCGGCGCCCAGGCGAGCGCGGTTCTGGTTCCGTCTGGCGTCGTCAGCATTGCAGTCGCCAACGGCGGCAGCAACTTCACGTCGGTTCCGCTGCTGGAGATCATCGGCGGCGCAGGCGCAGGCGCTGTTGCGATCGCGGTGCTCACCGCAACGAGCGTTGCCTCGGTGAATCTGACGGCAGGCGGCTCCGGCTACACTTCAGCGCCGACGATAGCGTTCGTTGGCGGTGGCGGCTCAGGCGCCGCGGCGACGGCGGTTCTTAGTGGCGACGCGGTGGGCCACGTCACGTTGACGAACGTCGGCTCTGGTTACACGGGGCCGATCCAAGTTACGTTCACCGGCGGCGGCGGTTCAGGCGCCGGCGCCACGGTTTTGTACGCGCCGACGTCGATCGGTTCGGTTGAAGTGTCGGCTGTCGGTCAGTACTACACGACGGCGCCTGCGATTATCGTTCAACCCGGCGCCAACAACGCCGCCGCGGCGACGCTGACGCTGATGCCGTTTGGCGTCAGCGGTTCGGTGATGGAGACCTACCTGTCGCGGATATGGATTTTTGATCCGGCGCCGTCGCCGTATTCGGCGCTGCCGCCCGGTGGCAATTGGCAGGCGTCTGCGCCAGGCTCATTTACTGATTTCGCCACTTCGGATGGCGGCGTCAGCGCGATCAACACCGACGCCTTTCTCGACATTCAGTACACACAGGTTCGCCAGTCTTCGGGCTATCTCTACGCACTCGGCAATGGTTCGGTCAGCGTCATTTCCAACGTCAACACGTCGGGCAGTCCGTCGACGACGACGTTCAACTACCAGAACGTCGATCCGCAGGCGGGTTGCGCGTGGCGTGATTCGTTGCAGGATTTCAGCCGTTCGACGATTTTTGCCAATCGAGCCGGGATCTACGGGCTCTACGGCGGCGCGGCGACCAAGATCAGCGGCAAGCTCGATCAGTTGTTCACCAATGCGATCTTCCCGCCGACGGCGGGCGCGGTGACGCCGTGCTCGGCGATCGCGACGATCTTCAACATCAAGCACTACATGCTGCTGATGACGGTCGTCGATCCCGACACGGGCGCGACGCGCAACGTCATGGCGACGTGGAACGAAAAGGACTGGGTCGTCACCACGCAGACCGTCGATCTCAGTTTCATTGCGACGCAGAAGCAGGGCAGCGTCTACGCCGCCTACGGGTCCGATGGGTCGTCGATCTATCCGCTGTTCGCTGCACCGTCATCGGCGTTGCAGAAGCGGTTCGACACGAAGCTCTACGGGTCCGATCGCATCTTCATCGAAAAGGCGGCGCAAGGTGTCTGGATGCAGGCGCAGGACAACTCCGCCGGCGAGGTCGGAATCAGCGGCGCGTTGACGGCGACGATCTCCGGCATGGGCGGCGGCGCGATCAACGGCTTCGCTGTCACCGTGCCGGAAGGTGTGTCGGCGCCGTTCCTCAACCAGGTCGCCATGGCGTCTCCGCCGCCGGCTTGGAACGTCTGGGGCACGTCGATCCAGGGCAACGCCTTCTTCTCCATGGGCTTGCGCTTTGCCAGCAACAGCCTAGATTTCACCCTGGCCGATCTCGTGATAGGCTACACCGAGCAAGACGCGTTCTTCGCGTGAGGAGAAACCCCATGGCCATGCGCACTAAGGGCGTCAAGATGGACTTTGAAAAGCTGATCGCTCGCGGCGAGAATCCTAACGGATTCACGGCGCAGACGGCCAACGGCACTGCACACTGGCGGGGGGAAGGGTGGAATAAAGACGAGCCGTGGACATCTCCGCAGGTTGAGCCCGGTCCGACGCGGCCGGCAGGGCGCAGCAATCGAACTGGGGAGTGAGATGCTGCCGGCGCTCGAAAACCTGCCTGAAACTCCAGACGGCTGGAATCGGTTTTCGTGGGACCATCGCAACAGCCACGACCGCATCCGCGCGGCGATCAAGACAAAATACAGCGTCGACCTGAGCGATTATCAGGTCGACCCGATCGATTCCAATTTGCTCGGAAATTTCTTGCAGAACAATTCGCAGCTCCACGGCGACATGAACGGCGTTCTCGGATTGCAAAGCGGCGACTTGCAGGACGTCGATTTCAGCGACAAGCAGCAGTTCGAGGCGTGGGTGCGGCTTCATTATCAAGAGCACCAGCAGGCCGAACTGAAACTGGAGATTTGACCACGCCTGATGGTCTCAGGTTGTTTAGAGGAGTGCTAACATGCATTATCGTAATGGGCGTGAAGCTCAAAATGGCGACAAAATCGTGAAGTTGGAAAGCGGTAGGATCGTTGCCTTTGGCGTGCTTCACAGCGCTATTCCCGGTAACGACTATTGCAACGGCAATATCGCTGCGATTCAACCGCCGAACGACTACGCGTGTATGGTTGATTGTCTGCATGTCGATGACGTGGCGGCTCTCCTTATCGACGCCAAATTAGACACTCGTCCAGAGGGTAAGTAGGCACTATGCAGCCGTTCGTCGTCTTCGCTCTTCCTCGAAGCCGAACGGCATGGATGTCGCGCTATTTGTCTTACGACGGTCGCTTCCTGGTGGGCCACGACATCGCAGCGAGAAGCGATTCGATCGAAGGGTTTTTTCGTAACTTCGACGAGGGGCTGTCCGGTACGGTCGAAACGGGTGCGATGATGGGCTGGCGGCTGTTTCGCGAGAGATTTCCAGACGCGCCTATCGCAGTCGTGCGGCGGTCGATCGAAGACGTGAAGCTGAGCTTGGCGCGGTTCGGGGTCGCTCCTCGCGAAGGCGATCTGGAAGCGCGTGCGGCCGTTCTCGACGAGCTCGAAAAGGAACCGGGCGTGCTGTCGGTGACTTTTCGCGATCTGTGCGAGGCGAGGAATCGTCGTCGCGTGTTCGAGCACTGCCTAGGCTGCGCTTGGGATCAGGAATGGGACGCGCGACTGGCGTCGGTCGACATCCAGGTCGACTTCATGCGTGAACTGCGAGAGGTGGCCGTGAATCAAGAACGGATAGCCGCGATGAAGAGGGTGGTGGAAGCGCACTTTTTGGTCGGTCTTCATGCCTGATCCAGTGGTTATCGCATGGGAGACGTGGGCATCGGCGTGGCCCGAAGGCGAAGCATTGGCGAAAGCGCATTTCAACGAGGTCGAGGGCGTTCTCGCCGAGAAAAGGCCGTGCAAGATCGACGAGCAGGCGATGATCGACGCAGAGAAGGCCGGCGTGCTTCGTGTGGCCGGGGCGCGGGTCGGCGGTCGCCTGGTCGGCTATTGCTCGTGGAGCCTGATGCCCGATATCGAATCGAAGGGGCTGATCGTGGCGAACCAGGGTGCGATCTACATCGATCCTCGGTTCGCCGGCCTCGGCTATCGGATGCTGACTTTTTCGCTTCCGGGGCTTAAGATGGCGGGGGCCGACTACGCGCTGATGCACCACCGGATGCTTGGCCGCGGGGCTCGTCTTGGAGTATGGTTCAGGCGGCTCAAAGCGGTGCTGATCAAGCACGAGTACTATCTCTGGCTGAGAGACTGACGATGGGATGCATTTCGGTTCCGCTTATTGCGGCCATCACGGACAGCATCGGCGGCGCTGGCGCGGCGCTTGGCGCCGGCGCGGCTGGCGCGGCCGACGCCGGCTTGGCTACGGCGGGCGGCGCGGTTGCGGCGGGCGGCGCTGACGCGGCGACGACCGCGGCGCTCGGCACGATTGCCGCCGACAGTGCGACGACAGATGCGATGCTCACTGCCGCGGCGCCGGAGCTCGACGCCGCCGCGACGGCGGGTGGTCTCTCCTCCGCCGATATCGGCGGTTCGTTTGCTTCGCTGGCGGCGACGCCGGCGGCGGATTTCACTGGCGCGGCAGGCGCGCTGGGCGCCGGCGTTCCCGGTTCGACTGCGACCGCCGCCGACATGCCGGCTGCGGGAGCTTCCACGGCGTCGGGCACGGTGGCGCCGACGACGGCCGCCACAGGCGCCGTGCCGGGCGCGGGCGCTCCGGCCGGCTCGGCTGCCGGCGCTGCTGCGCCTGCCGGCGCCGCGGCGGCGCCGAGCGCTACCGGCGAGTTTGGCCTTGGTGATTCATCGCTGACCGGCGCCGGCGGTGGCGGTGGCTTGACCGGATCCACGGCCGACTCGGCGCTCGGGGCGTCGAGCGCGCCGACGGGCCTCGCCGCGGCGCCGGGCGCTGCAGCGCCGGCAGCGCCGCCGCCGGCAGCGCCGCCGGCGCCGCCGCCGACCGACGCTGGTGTGCTTGGCATGCTGAAATCCTATGGGCCGATGGCGCTGAGCGCCGGCGGCTTGGCGTCGTCAGTTTTGCAAGGAGACAAGAAGCCCGCTTACCAGGGCCAAGTCAGCGCCGAGGCGGCGCAGATGTCGGCACAGGGCCAGGAACTTCAGTCCTACTTGACTTCCGGCACGCTGCCGCCCGGCGTTTCGGCGGGCCTCGCCTCAGCAAATTCTTCGGCCGCAGCGACAATTCGTTCGCAGTACGCTTCGCGCGGCCAGACCGGATCGAGCGCGGAAGCTCAGGATCTGGCGAATCTGAACGCCACGACGGTCAGCCAGGGCGCGCAGATTGCGTCGAACCTGCTTCAACAAGGCATCAGCGAGAACGAATTCTCGGCGCAGCTTTATCAGGGCCTGATGGACGCTTCGGTCAAGCAGGACGCGGCGCTGTCGACTTCGATCGCCAATTTCGCCGGCGCGATGGCCGGCATGGGGCTCAAGTCTGCGCCGACAGCTACGGGGTGACACAGGAGCGAGTAGAATGGACGTTTTTGCAGAGTTTCGCGCATTATCGCTAAAGGTCGCGAAAGCGACGTTGGTCAGGTCCGCGGAAACGTTTTGTGCGAGGCTATGGGAAACTTTTGATTCGGCAGGACTTATCGAAAAAGATTCGGTGCCGACGCTTCTTTTGTCTACCGACCAATACGCACACATAAGAGATGTGTTTTGTGAAGTGAACGGGATTAGAAAAGATGCACATCTTTTCATGTGCAACGGCGTGATGATTCAAGAAGATAAAAGAGACTAGGTGATGCATGACCGCTAAGATTCCTCTGGACTGGTACAATTTACCAGCGAATGTTAAAATTAGGCAAGATGAACTAGCTGAGTTTGTTTTGTCGAATAGCGATGTGCTCGACCTGTACAGGAAATGGTACAGGGACAGGCTAGATAAATTAGCAGCTAACACCACTGGTGATTTGGCCGGCATGGGCCTCAAGTCTGCGCCGACAGCAACGGGGTGATCGATGCCGACCGCTTTTCCGCTCGCCGCCGACCCGTTCTCTTCCGGTAGCGCCGCTGCGGCGCTCTCGTCGCAGCCGAGCCCGCTTGCCGATTTGCACACCGACTTGGACAAGGGTTTCGAGGAATTCAGCAGCAAGATCGACGCGGCGACGGCGGAGCACGACGCGAAGCTGGAGAAGGCCAAGGCCGACAATCAGCGGATCGAGGACGATTTCTCCGCTAAGAATGTACCGCCAGCCTACAAGCCGCAGCCGCCATATGCGCCGCCGAAAGAGACGACTCCGCTTGAAGCGTGGGGTTCGTTGGCGATGGGTTTCGCCATGTTGGCTTCGCACTTCACGCGCACGCCGATGACGACGGCGATGAACGCCGGCGCTGCTGTGATGAAGGCTTTCAAAGAGCAAGACGCCGATAAGGCGAAGCATTCTTATGAGCAGTACAAGGATGCGGTCGACCAGTCGCATAAGCTCTACGAATACCAACGCGACGCTTACAAGGATGTGCTCGAATCGGTTAAGGACCGAATCAGGAACAACACCGATTTGACCAAAGAAGAGACGGCGGATTATCGCGCGCGCATCACGGCTTTCGGCACGGCGTTCAAAGACAAAGTGGCGTTGGAAGTGATGGAACAGAACGGCGTGATCGGCTGGGCGAAGCATGAAGATATGATGAATTGGCATGACGAGCAGACGAAGGTCAGAGAGGACGAGATTGACAAAAAGTACGCCGGCAAGATTGCGGCTATGGCCCTAGCCGCCAATCCAGATTTTGTCAAAGCGGATCCGCTCACTAAGGCTGAGATGTTGGTCGACGCCGATCCTGCGGAGCCGAAGTTTCTCGCTCTTCGGGAGAAGATCGAACACGATCAGGCCGCACTCGTCGAGAAATCCAAGGAAGCCGCCGCCAAGATCGACATGCAAGGCAAGCAGTCGGAGGAGAAGGCCAAGGCCGACGAGGCGCGTCAAAAGGTCGCAGAGGATCGCTTGAAGATCGCGGAGAAGGGTGGCGCGCGAACACAGCCGCTCACGCCCGAGCAGATCGAAGAGAATGCGCACCTGATGGTCGGGCTGAAGATGCAGATGTATCCGGCTGCCGTAACCGCGCGCAACAATACTTTTGCGCAGACAAATTCGCGCGCTTTCAAGATCGCCGAGGAAGAGGGCAAGGACGGTTTCAGCGCTCAGTGGTACGACGCGGCAAAGAAGCAGCGCCTCGACGCCGCAGCCGGTCCGTCCGCCAAAGGCATCCGCTATCTGACGGTCGCCGTGAACCATCTCGATTCGATGGAGGCGGCGGTCATGGCGTTGCCGAACGGCTCGGATATTCGCCTGTTTAATAAGGCGTTTGTCGGAATCGCCAACCAAATCAACAACAGCGACTTGGCCGAAGAGCAGGTCAAGGGCGATATTGTCGGCAACGAGATCGCTAAGGCGATCTCCGGCGCTGGAAATCTATCGGTGGACGAACGCGAGAAGCTGTCTGCGATGTTCGACCCATCTCGCGGTAAGGAATCGCTGCTGGACATCATTCATGCGGTAAGAGAGCTTCTCGGCGGCCAAGTCGCTGGTTACACGACGCAATTCAGTCACTACACTTCTGCTGCTGACATGACTGGCATTCCTGCCGATACGATGCGAAAGCTGTTCATCGATCCTGATAAAGGTTCCGTCGCCGAGCCATATGTTCAGTGGGATCGCCAGCGGGTGTCGGCGTTGCTCGCTGGGCGGCCCGCGCCGCCGATGCCGGAGTTAAAGGGCAAGGTTACATATGATGCTCCGCCGGGCGCCGCGCCCGCGGTTGGCGGCGCGCCGCAGGGCGCTTTGAAAGCGCCGCCGGGCGCCACGAGCAAGGCGCAACTTGCTGACGGTAGCTACATGTGGCTGGTTAATAACCAGTGGGTTAAAGGGGTCGCGGCGCAATGAGCCTGCTGGATGACAGCGCTTTGTTTTTAAGAGGCGGCTCGGTGAGGTGCCCATTCGATGTCGTCAATAATAGCGATGTCGTCAGACCCGAAACATTCTTTGGAGAAAATCTTAACCATTTTTTCCACCCACTCTTTTGAATCGCGTAGGAGCTTGAACGATGTTCTGCTGCCACCAGCTACGTAGATACTCGCTTCATACCTGCCTTCTGAATTTTTCACTATCAGAGCTACGAGCGCGCTATCATCTTCAAAGCGTGTGTCCGAGACAAGTTGGTAGATTGTTATGCCGTGGTGAAATTTTTGCCAGCGTAGCGCCATTTTAACCCCCGTGCTTGGTCGGGTTGATTTGATACCATGGTATGGATTAAGTGTCAAGGGCGGTGAACTAAAATGAACCTCTTGGATGGCGCGGTCGTCAGGCACGAGACTCCTGCAAAGGAATCTCGTGCCTGCTGGCGCTACGTGTCAGCCAGAACTGCCGTTCTTCGGATTTTGCACTCCTTCTCGGCCTCGGCTATTACATACCATGGTATCAAGCTCGATGTCAACTAGCGTGATCTAAAATGAGCCTCTTGGATGACAGCACTGCGCTCGACCAAACGACGCCTTGGGCGCCGACGGTTCTTGCGCCGCCCCCGGAGGCCGCTCCCCAGCCTGCGGTGAAGCCCGGCAAGATCACGCCCGAGACGCATCCGGGCTACTTCAACGCGCCGGCGGCCGGCGGCGCTCTCGCCGGTCCGCAGCCGGCGGCGAGCGGCTCTCCCGCCGGTGCGCAGCCGGCGGGCGGCGACTATATGGCGACCGTGCGCCGGCGCGAGAGCGGCGGCAACGACATGGCCGGCAACGGCACGGCGTTCGGCCGCTACCAGTTCACGCAGCGGACGTGGCTGGGCGTCGCCGCCGCGCATCCTGAGCTGGGGCTGCGGCCCGAGGATATCTGGAACGGCGACAAGCAGGATCAGGCGATGAAGGCACTGACCGCCGACAATTCGCGCGTCCTGCAGAAAGAGGGGTTCGATCCGACGCCGTCCAACCTCTACATGATGCACTTCCTTGGGACCGCGGGCGGCCCGAAATTTCTGAAAGCGATGCAGGTTGAGCCGACGACCAACGCCGCGGCGCTGTTTCCGCTCGAAGCAAAATACAATCCGACGATCTTCTTTCACGGCGGCGATCCGAACCAGCCGAGGAATCTGAGCCAGATCTACGGAATGATGACTAAGGACTTCGACGGAACGGCTTTCGACGCCACTCAGACGAAATCCGTCGAAAATTCTCAACCTCAGGTCGCTTCCGATGCGATTTCAGACGCGACGAACGACGCTTCGGCGCCGCCGCTTCCGCCTGGAGCCAAGCTTGTTCCGATGGACGGGGACACGAAGGCCGCAGCGTCTGAGGCTCCGCCGCTTCCGCCGGGCGCTAAGATGGTTCCGTTCGATCCGCAAGAGGCTTACGCGCAGGATGTCGGCAAGAACAATCCATATGGGAAGTCGCCTGACGCCAGCGAAAAGCCGCTGAGCTTCTGGGAAGCTGCGTCACCCGGCCGGTTCTTTCAGGCGAGAGAGGATCTTGGCAAGGGCGTCGCTTCCGGCGCCACACAAGGTGTGTTGGGTGTTGCGGAGAACGTGCCGGGAGCTATCGGACAAGGCGCCGCCGAAGCGGACAAAACTCTCGAGGGCGTCGGCGCACCTATTGGTCAGTCGATCGGCGGAGCGCTCGTACAGTCGCTGCCACTTGCTAAGGGCGCCGAGGCGGCAGGCGCTGGCGTCAAGGCTTTCACCGAAGCTGCGCCGTGGGCCGGAAAGATCGCCGAGGCTGCTGGTTGGAGCGGCCTGTTTGGCGCGGCTCAACCAACAGGTGAAACCGATCCGACGAATCGTGCCGAGAAGAAGCTGACAGACATCGCGGCTACCGGAGTCATGGGCGGCGCCGGCGCAGCGGTTATTCCCAGCGCCACCAGCCTTGTGAAGAAAGGTTATGGCTGGGCCGCCAAGGAGGTCAGCGATATCTGGGGCGGCGAAGCCGAGCGCCTTTCAAAAGAGTTGCGCGAGGGTGTCAATGCCGAGACCGGCAAGTTTCTGTCCGAGAAGGAGCGGACGGCGAAGATCGCGCAAATCGACAAGCTGAACGCCAAGACGCAGGCGGCAGGCGAGGAGTCGTCGACAGTCGCGCAAGAGAAGAAGGCGGCGGAGGCGGAAACTGCCAGGCAGGCAAAGGTCTCCGAGATCGCGGCGCGCCCGACGACGCCACCCGAGAAGCTTGGAGCCGAAGCTTCAGAGGTGATGGCTAAGGACGTGAAGGCGGCTAAAGACAAGCGACGCGCCGATTCAGGCTTCGACGCCGCAGTCAAGTCGGATCATGGGCTCCCGTCCATCGATACGAAGGCGGCGATAAGCAGGATCGCGGATATCGAGAAGCGCTTCGATGTCGATCTCGGGTCGCTGAAATCGAAGCTAGCCACGAAGCCAGTCGTTAAAGGCGGCCCGACGGTTAGCAGTGTTTCTATAGAGCGTGGGCGGGATTTCGTCGAGAATCTCAATACCGCAATCGAAGGCTCGACGTCGCAGGTCAAGCATGAATTGATCGACATTCGAAACGAGTTTGTCGAGCATATGGAGACCGTGCATCCCGATCTGAAAACGGCTCGAATGAAGTACGCCGACTTGTCTCGCGACGTGGACATCTACGAGCGCAAGGGCAAGCTCGCCAAGGCCGCTGAGTCCGATCTTTATTCCGGCGAACCCGTGACGGATGCCGTCAAAATCAAGAACCTGATCACGGATCAGACGGAAGAAGGCGGCAAGGCGCTGGAGCGGTTGATCTCCGTCAAGCCCGATTTGAAAGAGACCGTCAAGCGGGCGCTTGATTTCGATCTGCCGAAGACCCCTGATTCGAAAGCTCTCGATCAGCTTATCAAAAACAAACGAATCACCTTGGAGAAGTCCGGGCTCATGCCGGAATACAAGGCGATGCGAGACGGCCTGAAAGCGGCGGAAGAAACAGCCGAGACGGAAGCCGGCAAGGCCGAAGAATTGCGTTCTGCGAGCGCCGCGGACAAGCCGGGGTTCAAGAAGACGCAGCAAAATATCACTGACCTGGCTTCGATGAAGGCCAAGGCAACTGCGGCGCGCAGCGCCATCCGCCGGCTCGAGATAGAAATGAACGAGCCGAAGAACACGCCGAAACAGATCGTCTCAGCCGCCGAGTCGACGGCCAAGAAGCTGTACGATCGCGGCTCGATCAGCGAGGCCCAGTACCAGAAGTTTTTCAGCGACGCTCGTGAGGCCGAGAAGAAGAACATGGACCATGAGAGTGCTCGAAAATTTGCCGCTTGGATTGCGGCTGCTTTAGCTGTCGCTGCAGGTGGAGAGTCGTTGGGGCTCGGTCAGTATATTCAGCATCGTCGCAGTTTACAGTAACAGATTATATAGGAGTAGGCCGCTATGAAAGAATTATTCTCGGTAAAAACAAAAACTGGTAAAATCATAAGCGTAATGGACTTAGAGGGGTGGGAAAAACTCGATAGTGGTATCTTAGAACAAAAAACATGCTCGCTTTTTGTGAGCGTAGTTGGCACGTTGAATGCAGATTCGGCCAATTTAGATTCAGACGCCATAGTGTTGATACAGGATGAAGTGCTTAATCACATTAGCGGAATATTAGGCACTCCGAAAAAAGCTGTGTGGTATGCGTATATGTTGTTTTCGATACTCGAACGTGTGAAGCGCCGGCTAAATGCGCTTATTGAAGATCCTGGGGCCGTCTATCGTGACCGACAATGATCGACCTTCTCGACACGATCGACGCCGCGGCCGCCAGCCTGTTGGACGCCGCCGGGTTCGGTGCTAAGGTGGAGGGCGCCGAGCCGGCGAAAGTCGAGCTCGCGGACCGCGTCAAGGCGTTCCAGGCGGTGGTCGACTGGGCCAAGACGCGTAATGTGCTGAAGCCGCCGGAGCGAGGGAAGACCAAGTTCGATGACATCAAGCGACAGTTCAGTGAGACGCCTAAGCGTCGAGGACGTCCCCCAGCGGCCGAGAGCAGTTCCGAACCCGCCGAGCCCGGCGCCCCAGATCCCGCCGGCGGAACCGGACTCTTCGACGCATGACGCAATGGTTGCCGCCTTCAAGGCTCTCGCCTACGTGCTGAGCGCCCGCGCGCTGCTCCTGCTCGCCCTGCTCTTTTCGTTCGTTCTCGCCGTCATGGCGATGCTCAGCCAGACGATGTTCTCGCTCTACGTCCTGCTTGCCGGGTCCGCCTTCACGATTCTCCCCGTCGCCTACTTGGAGACCCGCCGCCGAGCGTAGGCGTATCCATACTATAGTATTGAAAGCTGTCAAGCCCTCTAAAGGCGAAAAGGACAAAATCCGATGCAACTTGTGGGCTCAGGCAACCAAGCCAAACGCCATCCTCTCTTCACCGCGGACGGCGCGATCGTAGCGGGCGGCACGCCGCAGTTGATCCTGCCGGTGACGCCGTCGCGCTCCTTCCTGATGCTGCAGAATGTGTCGGCGGGGCCGCTGTGGTTCGATTTCGGCTCGGCGCGCGCGGCTGCGACGATCACCAGCGGCGCGATCACGTCGATCGCCGTGACGAACGCCGGCTTCAACTTCTCCAAGCCGCCGGTCGTGCGCTTCGCCGGCGGCGGTTATTCCGGCAACACGGCTTTCCTCGGGCTCAACCAGCCGGGCGGCGACGGGCCCAACTCGTCGATCGTCGCCGGACGCGTCGCATGCGCCCACTGCGTGATGACCGGCTCGGCGCCGAATCTGTCCATCTCGTCGATCGTCATCGACGATCCCGGCGCCGGCTACGCGATCGCGCCCTACGTCTTCATCATGAACAGCGATCTCGACCCCTATGGCTGCGCGGTTCCGTCGGCGACGTCGGGGATGCTGCTGTCGGCGGCCAGCGCGCCGTATCTGCTCAACGGCACGTCGTGCTTCACCGACGCGATCGCGGTGTTCGGCGCGACGACCGGCCAGGCTTTCCTTTGCAGGTGGATGACATGAAGAGAATCCTGTTCGCCGCTTTCGCAGCGGCTTGTCTATGCGCATCGGCGCAGGCACAGACGATGTCGGCCTACACGGTCGCCTCGTGCGGCAACCAGACCCTGGTGGCAGGACAGTCGTTCCCTATCACGATGAATCTGACCGGGGACCTTTGCAGTAGCGGTGGGGGTGGAGGCGGGGGCGGCGCGGTCACAGCCGTTGCCGGCGCATACGCCACAGGCTCGATCGTTGATCTCGGCACGACTGCTGATGCGGCGTGGAGCGGCTCCGGCAACGCGACGCTGATCTCGGTCGAGAAGGGCATCTACACCGTCGCCAAGAATCCACTCGCGGCCCAATCCGGAACCGGCGTCGACATCGGAGGCGTCGATCAGATCGGCGGTCCTTGGAGTTTCAACGAGACGCAGATCGGCGGCGCGACTTACGCGCTTGGTCAGCAACTCGCCGCCAATTCCGCTCCGGTCGTTCTCACGGCGGCGCAGATCACGACGCTGACGCCGCCGACAGCGGTTACAGTCAATCCGACGACGTCGGCGAGCTGGGGCCTCGGGGCGACCGGTGCCGCGGCTCCTGCCAACGGCGTCCAGGTGCTTGCCAAGGAGTCCGGCGCAACGGGCGGCTATTCGGCGGGCTTGGTCCAGTGCGACCAGCACACGTTCAAGCACATCACGTCGGCGACCGACACGCTCGCCATTCAGGGCGTCGCTTCGCAGACGATTTATTTCTGCGGTTGGCGCGCTCGGGCCGCGGGCGTCGCGACGTGGTATTTCGAGGACGAGGCGGACGCCAACGCTAATTGCAGCAACCTCGGTTCTCAGTTGACGGGCATCGCGACCGAAGCGGCCAACACTGGCGAAGTCGAGATGTCGCCGTTCTTCAACGGCTTCAAGGGTACTTCTGGTCACGGCATGTGCATCAAATCGACCGGCACTGGCGGCGTCGACATTGACTATTGGTACACGCAGTTTTGAGGCATAACCCCATGCACCCCTTGCGCTATCTCCTAGCCGCATTATGCCTTCTCGCGACGCCCGCGCTCGCTCAGCTTGCGCTGACGGGGGCGGGACTTGGTTCTCCGGCCGTTGCCGGCTCCTGCGTAATCGTTAGCGTCAGTCCGAGCGGCGCCGCCTCGTTTGCCGGGCTCGCGGCGAGCGGTACGGTCGTCAGCGCTATGTCGGCCAGCACTACCGGATCGTGTGCCAGTCCTACGTGGACGATCAGCGGAACCGACCAAGCGTCCTTTCAAGTCGCAACGGCAAATCTGGAAACCCAGGGCGTCCTTCTTTCGCGTACCTACAGCATAAACATCATCGCGACGATCGCCGGGGCGTCTGGTTCCCCGTACACGCAGCCAGAGACGATCACCGGCACCGGCATGGACACACCTGTGGTGATGGGTGGGCATACACAGCCTAGCACAAGTGCAATAAGCTATCTAGCACCGAGCGGTCAATCGTGGAGTACTGCCGAATCGGTCTCAGAAGTACCAATGCCGGTTAGTGGCACGATACGCAATCTCACTGTAAATGAGCCAGCTACGTTGACTGGCGCTATGGAATACATTAACTCTCTACTTAACGTGACGGCCTCAACAAGCATAGGCGGCATAACAAATTGTCCAATAACTGTGGCGGGAACTTATTGCAACGACACTGCGGATAGTCCCCTCACAGTGACGGCTGGGGACCTAGTTGTTCTTAAGACTGATCCCAACAGTTCATCGCCTGGCGCAGTGGCGGGTGGTTCGGCGTCGTTTGTGTTGCACACGCCAGATGGGACAAGCGGGATATTCTTTAGTGGTGCGACGGCCCCCAACGGTGCGCAGAATTGGGTAGGTTTCACAAGTGGTCCTAACACCACTGAAGCATTGGTGTCATCAATTATTCCCGGTCCGACTGCCGGTGCGACGGTTGGTGCGATCGACCGGATATATGCGATAGCCGGAAATGCACCAGCATCAAGTAAGGGTTATGCCGTTCTGCTCTACGTGAATGGCGCTATCACGCCAATAGGTGGCGGGGCAACATGTACATCCGCAGTTGCCGGCGGCGTGCAGGCGACGATCTTAACAGCATGTACATGCGTAATCTACAGTGCATCCAAATCATGCAATGACGTATTGACATCTTCCGTAACGGTACACGCTAGCGATACGGTGTCATTATCATTCTATCCCTACGGCACGCCGACTGCGCAAGCTATAACAGCATCTGCCCGATATACGCCAAGCGCAGCCTACAACGCTATTATGCTCGGTAGCTGGACCACGCTACCTACGCTGATCGCAGCGCGATACGCGCTCATTGAAGGAGCAATGAGCAACTCTACAACGCAGTCGGCTGGCGAGGGCGTCGTCCCGATAGGAATGCACATCAAAGACCTTTGGTCAGCGATCGACACTGCCGCTCCGTCCGGCGATACCCGAACACAATTGTTTCAGGCATCGGCGGCGACGGGAACACCGCCAACATGTGGCATAACCAGCACCGCATCGAGTGGAATCACCATCGGAGGCCTTGGTAATGCGTTCGCCTGCTACGATCTGACCGACACGGCGATAATTGCAAATTCCAGCGTGGCCGCTGGTCCGACCTCCGCAGACATCACAACATCGCAGAATGCGGGTACGACCTCGATCGCGGCCTTCTACAAAACATCTATCGTGGTGACGGTCCCATGATGAATCGTATCATCGCAAGTCTCGCGCCGGGACTTCTCATATTCATCGCCTTTGTGTTCACGAGCCCATCACCGATGGCCGCGTTTCATGGTTCGTCTGGATCTGCGTGCCCCTACGGGACCGCCCTGCCGGATGGATGTCCTGGTGCTCCGGTTGCAAGTACTGGAACTTATCAGTACCCAAATTTCTTCACTGCAACATGCACGGCCGGCCAGTTAGGTTGCGCGAGACAAAACGGTCAAATCTATATCACGCGGCCGACGCAAAACGTCCCTGGTGTTGATTACCCCGTTGGAATTGATGCAAGCACACTCCCCAACGGTGTAACGCCGACGACGCTCCTCGATCCGACCGTCAGTGGCAACCTGCCGGCGCATTGTGCCTACAATAGTTCAACTTCCACGTTGACATGCTCCGGCACGGCCAGTGTGGAGTTTAACGGTTTTGATTTCAGTTGTGCGAGCTTTGCTGGGGGTGTATGCAGCAGCGGCAAAAATTGTGTAGTATTGAGTTTTACATCGTCGGTGACCGGGACACAATACGTACACAACAATATATTCAAATGGAACTCGGACTGCGCTTTGGTAAATCAATATTACTTTGTGTTTTTCGGCGGTAGTGGCCCGGTGATATTCTGCAATAATCTCGTTAATGGCAACTCTATAGCGAGGCTCGCGTTATACCCCGGCGCGTTAAGCATGATATTTTGGACCGCGATCAACCCGTCTAGTCTATTGAGTCAAGTTGGGCCGTGCACAACATCTTATTCTGCATGCGTTATATACAACGAGTTTATTGACACGATCCAATCGTATTGGAGTTCGCCGGGATATGGGTCGTTAATGTGGAGATACAACTACGAACAGGGGATGGGTCAGCTACAGGGTATATTCACTGGATTCATTGATGACGGGATGGGCGGGGGAACCTATGATGGCGTCGTGGGAAATGTGCTGACTGTGACATCGATCGCGCAAGGGATCGTACCTGGGACAACACACTCTAAGGTGACATCGCCAACCTTAACGGGGGCAGAATACTCGAACACATTTATTTCCAGTCAAACCTCGGGGGCGACCAACGGTGTCGGTGTATATGCGTTGACTCAATCGAATGCCGTCGCGCCAGGAACCTTAAATTCCGCGATAGAGCATGGAGACCCGCAATTCGCGAATTTCTCTGGTGCTAATGTCCAAGGCTATATGGATATTTCGTATAATACGGAAGTCCTAAATTCCAATGAATATGGCGGTACATCGATGCTGACCCGCAATCAGGCGACGTACTCAGGACAAACATTAACTAATGGAAATTTTGTTGGAAACGTATTTATTTCCAATGCGGCGCCTCTCTTATACCCCGCTGCTGACGATGCAACGTGCGGATCGATTATTGCGGGTGACGCAGGGTTAAATTACACAAACACGAATATGTCTGGGAATTGGGTTGACCCGAGCGGCTGTTTCTATTTTAGTTTCTATTCAGCACAGGCCGGATCGGCGGTGCCGACCGTATCAGGAAATGTCAATTTATTAGGAAATGGAAGTGGTGGGCCCGATTCAACATTCAACACGTGGATAGGATCATCCTTCCCATACTATATAACAGGATACGGCGTGAAATGATCTGGGTCGCCATTTCAATCACCCTCTGCCTCGCCATCTTCCTGGAGGCGGCGGACCGCGCGCCGATGATGGAGGGGTGAGGCGGTTGAACAGACAAAAGCGGCTGACTTGTGATAGGGTAGAAAAATGAACCCGCTGCCTACCGTCTTCGCTCAAGGTTTTGCTGTCGTCTCGGGCGACAACCTGAACACGTTCGTCCAGACGGTGACGAACTTCGCGCAGCTGCGCACCTTCACCGGCCTCACCGGCATGCTGGCCGACGTGCAGGGCGGCGCGACGCCGGGCGATGGGCTGGGTGGCCGCTTCTGGTACAGCGCCGCCAGCCTCGCCACCGACAACGGCGCGACGGTCATCGTTCCGACCGGCGCTATCCAAGGCGCGTGGTTGAAGCTGGGGACGACCTACTCCTACCAGACGCCTGTCACCGGCTTCGCGATCCAGGTCGCTAACGGCGTCACGTCGCTGCTGCTCGACCCTGTCGGCACGCTCGCCGCCGGAACAATCACCTTTCCGGCGGCGCCGATCGACGGTCAAATGCTGACGCTGTCGTCGAGCCAGACGATTACGGCGCTGACGCTCGTAGCGCCGAGCGGCCAAACAATTCTCGCGCCGATTACGACGCTCGGCGCCGCTTCGCCCGCGACGTGGCAGTACGTCGCCGGCGTCGAGAAGTGGTTCATGGTGTGATATGGCTCCTCCGCTCCCCACAGTCGCTCAGCAAGGTCAAGGCTCGGTCGACGCGGATCAGCTGAACACCTACGTCCAGGTCGTCCGGAACTTCGCCCAACTGCGCACCTTCACCGCGCTCGACGACATGGCAGTGTTCGTGCTCGGGGGATCCTCCGAGGGCGATGGCCTGCAAGGCTGGTTTTGGTACAATTCAACGAGCACGGCCACCGACAATGGTTCGACGGTCATCGAGCCGACCGGCGCCAGCGGCGCGTGGCTGTTGTTGCCTCCGGGATCGAACTCGCCGGGGAACTTCGCCAGCCTGAGCGTCTCGGGTAACGGAACATTCGGCGGGAATCTATCCGTCGGCGGCACGCTGGCCGTCACCGGCGCCGCGGCTTTCGCCGCTGACCTGTCGATGTCGGGAACCGGCGAGATCGTTGTTCCCGCCGGCACGACGGGCCAGCGCAACAGCGTGGCGAATGGCGCGATCCGCTACAACACGACGCTTGCCGCATTCGAGGGCTACGGCGCTTCAGGCTGGCAGCCGCTCGCCGGAACCGGCGTCGCCCAGCCGCCAAACGGCCGCCTGACGCTGACGAGCGGCGTGCCGGTGCTGGCAAGCGCCGTGATCGGAGCCAGCGGACTTATTTGGACGCCTTTCAACGGCGCTACCGTGCCGCAGTGGAGCGGCTCGGCGTGGAGCTCGACGACTTTCCCCGAGATCAGCCAGGTTCTCAGCGACACGGTGAACTCGCCCGCCGCCGCGGTCGCCGGCGGTCTTTACGACATGTTCGTCTGGTTCAAGGCCGGTGTCGCGACGCTGTCGCGCGGTCCGGCATGGACGAGCAGCACGGCTCGCTCGCTCAACCTGAGTCGCGTGCAAGGCTTCTTGGTCAACTCGCTGCCGATCACCAACGGCCCCGCTGCCGGCTACGGCTTCTACGTCGGTACGATCGCTTGCGACGCCGGCGCGGCGACGGTGACATTCAACCCGCAGCCCGCGGCGGCGAGCGGCGGTCCGACGAACGGCGCGGGGCTTGGCCTGTGGAACCAATACAACCGCGTGCCAGTTGTCCTGACGGCGCAGGATAGTAAGGCGAGCTGGACCTATGCGACCGCCGCGTGGCGCGCAGCCGACGCGAGCAATAACAACCGGCTCACGTTCGTTATAGGACAGGCCGAAGATGTGTTTGAAGTCATCTACACCTGTTTTGGTACGCAAAGCTCGACGCAATACACGCAAGTCGGCATCGGTTACAATAGCGTCTCGACGCCATTCCTGGGGACGCTCGGCATGACGCCCAGTGGAATTGCTGTCGCGGCGGAAGTCGCGACCGTCATCGGTTACGGCAACGTCGGTTTGAATTATTTTCAGGCGCTCGAATACACGAGTTTTACCGCAACCGAGACATTCTACGGGTCTGGCATCGGCACTGGCCAGACGCAGCAGCTTTCCGCGCAGTTGAGGTATTGAAATGCGTCGGCTCGCTCTCATGCTCGCTTTGTTCACCTCGACGCCCGCCGCGGCGGTCCCGCCGGCCGAGCCGTGCCCGTCGATCGACGCCGGTTGGACGATCCAGTTTCCCAACCAGATTGTCTCGTTCAGCACGATTTCTTCGGTCGGCTACGACCAGGCGGCACAGATGCTCTACGTCGCTTCCGGGTCCGTAATAATGATGTTCGCCGGCGTGCCGTTCGGCGTAATCCAAGCGTTTCGAGCCACGAGAGATCCGGTCGCGCTCTACAACTCCGCGGTCCTGCCGAGCTACCACGCGCTGTTCCTGTTCGAGAAAAACAACTGTCCACTACATCTTGAAGGCGGCGTAGGAGGCTACCTGTGGTCCGACTGAAGATCGCTCTCGTCGCTGTTTTGATCGCGTCGCCCGCCGCGGCGCAGCAGTGCGGCACGCTGACGACCTGCCCGCAGGTATCGACGCCGCTCGCCGGCAGTGAATTGCTCTATGTTGTCCAAGGCGGCGTCTCCAAGAAGATGACGGTGACGCAGCTTGGCGACGCTATTGCGCCGCTCGTACCGATTGCGCCTGGCCAAACGCCACTCGTTCCATCGACGAACGGCGGCGTGCTGTGGGACAACAACGGCGTCCTCGCCGACTCGTTGGCGCCGCTTCAAACGGCGCTTCCCAGCCTGACGACCTCGCAACTCTACGGTGGGACGGGTGGGGCCGGCGTGGCGCAGCATTTCCCGGCCGGAGCTGGTGTTGAGGCGGCGCTGCAAATCGCTATCGGCTCGGCTGGCGCGCCGGTCGTCAACGGCGGCGCACTCGGGACGCCGCTCGACGGCGTCGCGACCAACCTGACAGGGACGGCCTCGGGCCTCACAGTAGGGAACGCCGCCAAGGTTCAGGGCCTCGCTTACAAGCCTAGCGCGACCTACACGGCCGGGCAAGTTCCGACATGGAATCCGACGAACAGCGACTTTGAGCCCGGTGCCAGCGGTTTCCCGCCCATCAACCCAATGTCGCCGCCATATAATGCCGTGTGTGATGGTTCAACAGACGACAGTGCGGCACTTCAAGCAGCTATAAACGCGGCGCAAACACAAAGCACCTCAAGCGCGGGCCAAATAATAATTCCAAATGGACATATTTGTTCACACGCATCCACTCTAAACATCACAGGATTCGTTCGTGTTGAAGGCATTTCGCCACAAGCGCCTTTAAGTACAACAGCCGGTGGATCAGCGCTACGTTATACGGGAACTGGAGATGAATTTTTAATTGAATCCGGAGGCAACCCGGCCAACTACACCTATGATGTAAGTTTTCAGCATCTTGCATTCATCGAGACAGCGGCGGCAACGTCGATCATCCATTTCCACGGCATCAATGGCCCTTCGGATATTGAAGATAATGTCTTTTCTGGGGGGTGGACTGCCGCAAACGCTATTATCTTCGATACGCCAGCGGCGGGCTTTCAAGGTAAGCTTCATAATAACCTATTTGGAGGGTTCACTTCATGGGAAGTCATTGCATATAACTATGGCAACATGGAGATTGACCTTAACCAGTTCTTTGCAAGCAATGTGGGGGGTCTATATCTAAGTAATCCAGATGTAACCGAAGTTCACAACAACTATTTTGAACTTATGCCGGTTGGCATTAAGATTGCTAACGACACGGCAGAAGGTCACTTCAAAGTCCACATTCACGATAATCTATTTCAGAATGCCTATTCTCCACCTATCGGTGCTCCGGTCAACACTTCTGCGCAGCGTTGTATTGTTGTGGCGACGACCAACACTGGCCTTCCGGCTTATGGCGAGGGCGCCATAGAGCACAACGATTGCAATCTGTCGCTAAACTCGACGCATGCCCAGGGGCTTGGGACATATGGTATCGACTTCGAGAATGCGTCCAACGCCTATTACGTCAACGAGACTTGGCGCGTCGGCGACAACGCGATCGCGGGGGCTGCAACCGCCGGGATTTACAACGATAGCGCAAGCGTCAACGTCGTCCTCAGCGACAATGAGGTGTCATCGAATTGGACCCCCGGAAGCGCGCCGCCGACCTATATGGCCGAAAAAAGCGGAGCCGGAACGTTTAATAGAATCGTCGAAGCTGTGGCGAGCGTTAACCAAGGATCGTACAGCGGAACGGCGGGGACCAGCTATTCGACGCTTATCACTGCGCCGCCGGGCGGTGGAACTTACAGGATGTGTTTCTTTCTTGAGATGACCGTGGCCGGAACAGCCGGAACTTTTCAGGGATGGGCCTCATATACGGCGAATGGGAACTCACAAAACGACACCGTTACGGCGGCCATTGCGGCCACGCCGCAATACACCCATTTGGGCGCCGCCCAGCAAACTTGTGAGACCCTTCATGCCGATGCGGCAACGGCGGTTCAATGGGCGCTTGTCGCGACAAGCGTGACCGGCACGCCGACGGTCAAATATGATGTGACGTTGGAGCGTCTACAGTGACGCGAGATCACCTCCGGGAGACTGAACTGCCATGAGCTTCATCAACCCCGTTCTTCGGCTCGACGCCGACGCCATGGTGAAATACATCTCGGCGATCCAGAAGACGAACTTCAAACCGGCCCCGGCCGGAACATCCTACGCGGGACGCATGTGGGCGCCGGTGGGCGTCGTCTGGCACAACACCGGAAGCCCCAGTCTCGGGCTCTGGAATACGTGGTCGCCGACGACGCGGATCAACTACGGCGCCGGCCTCGATCCCTATTACAAGAATATGGGATGGCACTCGGGGCCGCATTTTATGGGCACTCCCGACGGATGGTCGTGGGTGCTCTGCGACGTGAATTCGGATGGCGTCCACGATTCTTGCCGTAACGAAAACTACTACGGCGTCGAGACGATCGGGAATTTCACTACCGGCGGCGACGACCCGTCGAACGGCCAAGGGCTCGCGTCGATGCAGGCGTCGGCCAACATCATCGCGGCGCTGTGCGTGCGGTTCGGCTGGAATCCAGAGACGGCGGTGGCTTTCCATCGCGATTGCATTGCAGACCATCATGCATGCCCAGGCAATCTCGTGACGAACGCATGGGCGCTTGGGCTCGTGACGGCGCGCATCGCCGAAATCAAGGGAGTACCCCAATGACCCCGTTGCCCGTCGCATGGCCAAATGAAGCGCGGGCAATGCGGGACCGGGGAATGTTTCCTCACGAGATAGGTCTGGTTCTGGGCATCCCGGAGCGCACGGTCAGGTGGGGGCTAAACGAGAACGAAGAGCACGGGGTCCAGCAGCAAAAGGTGTTGCGCCGCATCATGATGAAGACTTTAAAAGACACGCGAGGCTTGCGCCTACCGTGACTCCCGCGCCATGATCAAATCCGCTGCCGATTCCGTCTCTGGCAATTCGGCGATGGGGTGGCTGACCCTCGCGGTTGTGGTATATGTGTTCTGGATTTTGGCAAAGAATATGTAGGAGGCTCAGATGTTTTTAATTCTGCTGATCATCGTGCTGGTGCTGCTGTTCGGCGGGGGCATCGGCGCTCCGTATTGGGGCGGAAGTTACGGGTACGGCATGGGCCACGGCGGCGTGGGGATCATTGGTGTGATCTTACTTGTCGTTGTTATCTTGTATCTCTTTGGAGGGAGATTCTGACAATGCAGATAGACCCGAACGTAAAAGGCGCTGTCAATCTCGCGATCGCGGTATGCGGCGTCATCGGAACAGTCGGCGTGGCGGCGTTCCCGGATTATGTTCCGGCCGGCGCCGCGAAGGACATTGTGCAAACCGCCGCCCTGATCTTCATGGTTTACGGCGGCCTGAACAGCGCCGGGAACTTTCTGTCTTCCAGCCAGCCGGGGGCTCTCGCACCCCCCGATCCACCCGTTGTGGTAGCGGCGCAGGCTGTCGCCAACCTGCCTTCGACAGCGACGCCTAAAGACATATCGGCCGTCAAAGCCGATGCAGTAGCGGCAGTTGCCGCGCATCAACCGTGAAAGGAACAACAAAATGAAAAAGATACTCCTCGCATCAGCCACCTCGGCGGCCATCTTGCTCGCCGGATGCACCTCGACGCAAGTGGCGGCAAACATTCTCGCCGGCTGCACCGTACTCGGCGCGGGCGCGCAAGCGGTGGCGACCGTCTCGGGACTGCTGCCTGACGGTACGGCGATCAATTCCGTGGTCGGCGGCATCATCACCGACGTCACCAACGACTGTCCGACGTTTGCAAACGACGTGGCCAATGTCGTCGCCGGGATTTCGAACATCGGCGGATCGGGCACGGTGACGGTTGCGGCGCAGACGGCCGCCATGAAGCGCACCGGCGAAAGAATGAAGGTGTCGGCGCCGTTCCACTTCGGTCCCTACGGAAGCTGACGTAGCAGGCGTTCACGCCCCGGCGTGAAGTGCGCCGGGGCGACTGTGGAGACAAAACATGCGCGACGCGCTCTTGATCGTACTGGATGTTGCTCTGTGGGCCGGGGGCGGCTTCTGGTTGCTCTCCTTGACTGCGGCAATGATGTCGGATGGACCGCCTCCTACCGGCTGGTGGGTCACGTTCTTTTGGGGCGCGCCCCTTTCAATCCTGTGCGCCATCGGCCTCTTAATTTGGATCGTCGTTCAAGCAATTCGAGGAGGCTGAATCCATGACCTATGCGTCGTTCAGCATGGATGGAGTGTCGATCAACCAGGACGGCCCCGGCACGGCCGTCCTGACCGTCGATGGGGAGTCCTATGAGGCGTCGGGTGTCCAAGTCGGCGCATCGCGGATGACATGCACGCTGTCGTCGGTGATGTTCGAGACACCCGAAGTTACGGTCGTTTGGACGACGAATGCCCTCACCGTGACGCTCGCCGATGCGTGGCCGGAGAACGGAACGAAGGCGTATCCGTGGACCTCGGCGGCCGACTACAAGGCGTGGACGGATTTCATCGCGGCGGCGAACTATCCCGCCGCGCCACCGATGACGGGGATCTGAAATGTCGTTTTCCTACAGATTCGGCCGGCGCAAGATGGTCGCGCCAAAAATGTGCATGAGGTTCGGTGATTATCAAACGCTCGCCTTTCCGGCTGCCCCGTCATCGGGAGATTACCGGGCGTTGGCATCGCCGGCTCTGGCACAAATGTACCTCAACGATAATCTCGGCGATTGCGTCATCGCGTGGATGGCCCACGCGATCGGCGTCTTCACCGGGAACGCCAACGGGACGCCTACGATCTTCGACGATCAAGACATCGTCTCGATGTACTCGGCGATCGGCGGCTACGATCCGGCCAATTCGGCCACCGATAACGGGTGCGACGAAAACACGGCGCTGGATTATTGGCTGTCCACCGGATTTGTAACGCCGGAGCACAAGATTGCCGGCGTCCTGTCGGTTGACGCGACTAACAAGCAAGAGATCATGGCCGCGATTTACTTGTTCGAAAACCTGATGTTTGGCGTGGCGTTGCCTGACGACTGGCCTCGGTTGGCAAACGCACCGGGATTCGTTTGGGATGTGGCGGGGGATCAGAACCCGAATCAGGGTCACTGCTTCGGCTCGGCGTCGTGGGACGCCGATGGTGTCGGCGTCGAGACGTGGGGGATGAACGGGTCGATCACCTACGGCGCTATCGCCAAGTATGCCGTCGCATCGTCTGGCGGTCAGTTGTTCAGCGTCATCAGCCGGGAAGTGCTGAACCGAGCGTCGTTGAAAGCTCCAAACGGATTCGATTTCAACGCGCTCGTAGCCGATCTCGTCGGTATGGGGGGTACGATCAAGACGGCGGCCCTGGAAGGCGAAAGCCCGGATGCGCGATGACGATCCATGCGCCTCGCGACGAACACATAGCGGTCGTTGCTGCTGTCGTGACCGGGGTTGCAGTGGTCGTGTTCGTGGCGCTGCTCACGATATGGCGAGGTTGAGATGCTGGAGGAGATTTGCGCCTCGGTTATCGGAACGATCGTTGGCGTACTCGCACTCGTTGCGGCGTGGTATTTCTGCGATTGGTGGTTCGACCATCGCGCGATAGACAAGGACTGGCCGGGGTAAGCGCCTGATGACGACATCCAAAATAAAACCTCGCGCCGCGCCTCCTTCGGGCCAGCTCCACACGGACTTCGGCATCCTGACGCAGCGCGTCACCACCATGGAAGATGCGTTCCATACGGTCGCAAGCGACGTCGCCACGCTGAGACGCGAGAATCGAGAGGCTTTCGAGGGGCTGGCAAAAGACCTCGGGAACCGGATTACCCTACAGGCGGCCAAGCCGACCGACTGGCGTTCGATCATCGGGTTGGTGCTGACTTCGTTCGCTATCGCCGGGAGTTTTTGGGCTTACACGAAGTCGGAAGAAAACTCGAACGTTGCCCGCATCGAGACGATGATTGTCGCGGAGTCGATCGAGCGAAAAAGCGATATCAGGCATGTCGACGAAGTGATGCAGCCGATTCTCTCGGCGGTCGCGCAGCACGCCAATGACGCCAAGAGGTTCGATACCTTGGATAGCGAACTCGCGGCGCTTCGCCGTGACGAATGGCCGATGGTCGCGCAGCTCGAATACGAAAAGCGGATCGACGGCGAGATCGCGATTCGGCATGAGTACAATCAGCGCGATATGAAGAGGATAGAGGATAACTTAGGGGTTGTCGCCGCAGACCAGATCAAGCGCCCGGAGATTGCTGCCAGCAACAAGGCCCTGGAAGATCGCCTCGATGCGCTGGCGCGTGCCGAGAACGCAACCGAGGCGCAGATTCACACCGGGTGGTCGATCGTCGACACGGTGCGCTCGTTGGAGACGCGGTTCGAGAACCTTCGCGCCCAGGTCAGCTCGCCGCTAATCCAGAACTCTCCCCCGACGAAATAAGGTCGGGCCGGTCATCCCCACGCTCCTTAATCGCCTTGAAAAGGCTAGGAATCTTCGTGCACTGTGTCAAGCGCGAAAGCGAATTATGACGCTTGAAAGTTACGGGTTAGACAACGTGTGCGCGAAAAGTATGAATCCATAAAAACCCGCGTTGACCGCAACGAACAAAAGATAAAAGAACTTACGGCCCAAGCCGCCGAGGTCGGCGCTAAATACAAAGAGTATGTACGCCTTACTACCAGCATACGTTCCCAGGGCGATGAGACTGAGAGAGAGCATAATTCCAATTGGCGCTTGCGCCATCGCCCCCGTCCCCCAGGCAAGTGCGGCGAGGACCGAAGCTGGGATTGGGCGACTCATGGCTTCTCCTTCGTCCGGGTCAGCTCGCCGCTAATCCAGAACTCTCTCCCGACGAAATAAGCTCGGGATCGAGCGCAGCCGGCAGAGCCTTTGCCGGCTCGCCGTTCCACACCGACAACCGTGCTTCAATCTCGGTCATCAGCTTCTGCCGCGACTTGTCGATCGCTGCGGCGTAGGCGACCTGGGCGGCGGCGAGCGCCGTATTCTGTGCTTCCATTGCATCGAGCAGTTCTTCTCGATGGGCTTCCATCAGATCCCGCATCTCGCTCTCCATGCGCTCAGTGCTTGACATAACAATACGTACTGTTATAGGGTCGGCTTGTCAATAACAAATTGTTACGGATCATGGCCCAGCCAACTTTCGATTTCTCCCGATTCCTGACCGACAAGTGGGGCGATCCCGATAAGCTGTTGACATTTCTACATAATTACGGGCACGCCGACATCCCGCGCCCGACGATCAACCAGTGGTTCCGCCGCGGCAGCGTGCCAGCCGAGCACTTCGCCCTGCTGCTGGGGCTGCTGAAGCTGGACACCGGCAAGGACGCGGCGGTCGAGGAGTATCTGCGATGAGCGAGCGGTGGGACAACCATTTTCTCCAAAGCGCCTTCGACGAAGCGCGGATGTCCAAGGACCCCTCGACACGAGTCGGTGCGGTGATCGTCGGCCCGGATCGAGAGAAGCGCGCCACCGGCTTCAACGGCTTTCCGCGCGGCGTTCTCGACACGCCAGAACGTTTGAACGACCGCGAAATGAAGCTTCGCCTCACTGTCCACGCCGAGATGAATGCCGTTCTCAATGCGGCTCGCGCCGGAACATCGGTCAAAGGCTGCGCGCTCTATTTCGTGGCGACCGACAACAGCAACGCAATCTGGGGTGGCGCGCCCTGCACGCGATGCTCGGTCGAGCTCATCCAAGCCGGGATCGTCGAGGTCGTATCCATCCCGTTCAAGAACACCCCCTCGCGCTGGGCGGATGATGTCGCGTTCGCCGAGACGGTGCTCGAAGAGGCAGGGGTCGTTTATCGCGAAGTGAAGACATTCAAAAACGATTGAAATCCGCATGGACGGCGGCCCGGTCGAGGAGTATCTGCGATGAGAGAATCTATCATCCTCGGCATCGACCCTGGCGTCAGCGGCGCTTATGCTTTTTACTGGCCGGACCGTGACATGGTCGCCGCAGAGGACGCGCCGGTTGTCGACGGCAACATCGACGCCGCCAACATGGCTGCGGCGATCGACATCATGCACCCGTCCGTTGTGATTATCGAGCGAGTCGGCGCCATGCCGAAGCAGGGCGTCAGCTCGACGTTCAAGTTCGGCGTCGCTTACGGCGTCGTGCAAGGTATTGTGGCGGCTCATCAAATACCGACACACTTCGTCACGCCGACGGTGTGGAAGAAGCACTTCAACCTCTCACCCGACAAAGAACAGTCGCGCGCACGAGCGATCCACCTCTGGCCGCAGCAAGCCGATCTGTTCAAGCGTAAGAAGGACCACGGTCGAGCCGAGGCGGCGCTGCTGGCGCGCTATTACGCCGAGAAATTCATCCGCGCCATCAATCTAAAATCGAGCTTGACGGCTGCGTAACAAGTTGTTATCAGAGACGCGCGAACCTGATAAACGGAGAAATGGCTATGCTGAAACCTGAGCGAGCGTGGGCGGTCGGCGACAAATTCTTCCCGACCTACGAAGAGGCGCGGACCTATCTCACGTCACGGCGCGGCGAATTGTCGCGCGAGCTGCTGATCGACGTGATCGACGAGATTCAAGGCGAACTCCTAGCAGGTGGCCACCTTAGCGAATTCGGCTCTGGGCATGTTGCGGAGGAGATCGCCGATGGCATCCTCAAGAAATTCAAGCTGACGCTGCGCAAGTGATTCCGCTCAAAACTCAGCTCGACGGGGCTCTGTTCCTCGCTGCGCGGCGACGCGCCTTTTTATGGGACTCACCACGCGTGGGAAAACCGGCGCGGCGATCCTGGCCGCCGATTACATCCTCGCCAGGAGCATTCTCGTGGTGACGCCGGCCAGCGGCCGCGGCGTGTGGCGCAGGGCCTTCCCGGCGTGGCAATCGATCCCGCGCCGCGTCAGCGTCATCGGCGCCGACGCGCCGCAGCCGACGGACGTCTGCATCGTTTCCTGGGGTATGCTGGACAAGGTGGTGCGGTCGATCGGCAAGCGGCCGGACCTGATCATCCTCGACGAAGACCACGAAGCGTCCAACCCCGACGCCAAGCGCACGCAGCACGTCTACGGCGCGCCGGTCGACGACGGCGCGGAGATGCTGACGGCGCGCGCCATCATCCAGCCAGGCGACCGCGTGTGGCATTTGTCGGGCTCGCCCTTCCCGCACGACCTGTCGAATGGCTGGGCCCGCCTACGGGCCAGCTTTCCCGACCTGCTCGAGGCGCGGCGCGGCTGGCCCGACGTGACGCGCTTCAACGACTTCCGCGACCGCTACTGCCGCATGGGTCGCAAAAAGCTGCCGAATGGCGAGCGCATCCCGGTCGTGCTGGGCGGGCGGAACGAGGCCGAACTGCGCCAGAGGATCGACGGCACGTTCCTGCGGCGAACGCAGAAGGACGTCGGCATTCAGCCGCCGCGCTGCGAGACGCTGCCGCTGGTCGTCGACGCCGCCGATCGCAAGCGCTTCGCCGCGACGCCGCGCGAGCGCGAGATCCTCGCTGCCGCCGCTTCGGGCAAAACCTACGACCTCGAGATGGAGCTCGGCCCGTTGTGGCGCCAGACGGGCGTCGTCAAGGCGCGAGCGGTCGTCGAGGCGATCAAAGAGCAGTTCCGTCTCGGGCTCGAGAAGGTCGTGCTGGCCTATTGGCACCGCGACGTCGGCGACATCTTGGAAGAGGGGCTTAAGTCGTTCGGCCTGATCCGATTGGACGGGTCGACCTCGCCCGCCGATCGCGAGACTTGCGAGAAGCGCTTTCGCGCGCCGTCGAACCGCATCTTCCTGGGGCAGATCAAGTCCGCCGGCGAGGCGATCGATCTCTCGCCGGCCGACGAGATGTGGCTGGTCGAGTACGCGCTCAGCCCGCGGCTGATGGAGCAGGTCAGCAAACGCATCGTCAACGTCGACAAGCCGCGCAACTGCTTCGTGCGCGCCGTGACGATCGACCAGTCGATCGACGACAAGATCGCCGAGCGGCTTCTGGATTTGTGGAAGAGCATCAACGGAGTGGTAGGATGAGCATTCGAATTGAAATCATAATCCCCGACAGCCTCGTTTACGAAGATGGCGTCGTCGCGCACATGAAGGCGCTCGGCTTCGTGCGTGGGCTGCATGTGTGGAAACCGGAAGACCTTAACGCTGCCGTCGATCACATTGCAGAGGCGCTCGACGTCGCTGAAATGAGCAACGCCGACACCGGCGATGCCTCGGGAGACACGATCGGCGTCGAATCAACAGGCAGCGGCGCGGCAGAGCGCTTCGCACAAGAATATGCCGACAAAATCAAAGCCGAGGTTGTCGACGAAACGGGGACGATCAGCGAATCTGCATTTGCTCGTGCCGCCGCAGCGCCGGCTAAACCCACTGCGATGGACGGCGCTCGCGAGCGCGGCAGGGCCGGACCGGGCCGCCGTCGGCGGACCAACGCGCAGATCGAAGCCGACGACGCCTATTTCGCCGCCGCCCCGGTCCAGCCGCCGGCGCCGGGTTCCGCCGAGCCGCTGCTCCCAGGCGTCGAGGAGCAGCCGGAGATCTCGACCGGCGAAGAGCGCATCAACCCCGAGGACGCCGCTGACGAAGCCGCCGAGACCGCGGCGCGCGCCGGCGACAAGCCGACGATCGAAGATCTGCGTGCCGCCGTCGGCCGCTACACCGAGAAATTCGGCGCCAAGGCGTCGATCGACAATATCCGCACGATCGTCGGCATGCCGATTATCGAAGTGCCCGAGAAAGAAATCGGCGCTGCGATTGCGCGTGTCGAAGCGGCGATCGACGGCCACGCCGCGCCCGAGCAGGCGAAGCCTGCCGATCTGCCGACCGAGCCGGTCCACGCCACCAAGGTCGACGTGGTCGAGGCTATTATGGCCTACGGCAAGAAATACGACGGCGTGTCGGACGACCCCAAGAAAATGCCCTACACCACGGAAGACATGCCGAAGATCTTCGTCGCGACATTCGGCGCCGGCGTTGTCGGTTTGAAGACGGCTCCGCAGACGCCCGAGGGCTACGGCAAGGCAATGACGGCGGTCTACGAGGCGGTGCGCGACAACCCGTTCAAGAGGGCGGTGCAATCATGAACGCCGCTCACCACACTCGCAGCCATGCGCAATGGGCTGCGAGTGCGACATCGCGCAACGTCACTTGCGCCGGCGCCATCGCCATGGAGACGATGTGCGAGGCCAAAGAGACCGAAGCCGCTGCGTGGGGGACGTGCTGCCATCAGATTTCTGAGCGCTGCCTGCACGGAAACATCGACGCGAACAGCTTTCTCGGCGGCATTGAAAAATCCGGCAAGTTTGAATTCCTCGTCGACGAGGAGATGGCGAACACATCGCAGGTCTACGTCGACTACTGTCGCAGCCGGCTCGCCGAATACAAAGCAGCGATTGGCGAGGACGCGCAGTTCTGGATCGAGCAGCATCTGTCTCTCGCCTCGCTCGATCCACCGCTCGATGCTGGCGGCACCGGAGATTTCGGCATTTACTTCCCGCTCTGGCGCATGTTGGAGGTTGTCGATCTAAAGGGCGGGCGCGGCGTCGTCGTCAAGGCCGCTGGGAATATGCAGGCGCGCAGCTACGCGATCGGCTTTCTGCTGTCTTTGACCGGCGTCTCCGTCGATGTGGTTCGCTCGACAATCGTTCAGCCACGCGTCGGCGGCGGCAAGCCGATGAGATCGGCGACGTGGGAAGATATCCACGTCGCCGATCTCATCGACTGGTCCGTCGACCTGCTCTCGAAAATGACCGCGTCGAAGCTGGCGCTCGACGCGTTCGAAGCGCTCGACGGCGGGCGTATCGCTTTCGACGCGTGGGCTGAGACGTGGCTGGCGACCGGAAGCTGCACGTTTTGTCCTGCAGAAGGCATCTGCCCGAAGCGGCGCAAAGAGGCGCTGTCGGTCATGAGCGACACGGCCGTGCGATGGTTCGAAGAGCCGACGACGGACGCGCCGCTGGTCGTTGGCAATGCGCCGGAGATCGCTTCGCCGGAAGAGCTGGCGCACTGGCTCGACGGCCTCGAGGCTCTGGAAAACTGGGCGAAGGCGCTCAGAGGCTACGCGCACAACGCCGCCGAGCGCGGCGTGCAGATCCCCGGCTGGGTGATTGTCGACAAGATCGGCAACCGCGCGTACGTCGAAAAAGATGAAGCAAAGCTTGCTGCGCTGATCAAGACTAAGCTGGCACTATCCGACGATCAGATATTCGAGCGCTCGGTGCGTTCGGTGGCGCAGCTCGAAAAGACGCTCGGCAAGCGTAAAGCAGAACTTGCGGCGCTCGAAGGAGTGCTGTGGGAGAAGCCCGTCAAAGGCACAAATTTGGTCTCTGAGGGCAAAACGTCCCGACCGGCGGCGAAGGGCCTGACCGAGCGGCATCATGAGAAACTGGAGAACTGAAATGGCAAAAGCTCGTACTAACGATTTCAAAGCCCCTGCCGGTAAGGGCGATTTGTGCCGGCTGAGCTACGCACAGTCGCTGTTCAAGGCGCGCGCCCAGGAAGAGGGCAAGGACCCGAAGTTCGGCTGCACGCTCATCTTTGACAAGAAGTTCCGCGCCGAATTGCAGAAACGCGTCGCCGAAACGATCGTCGCCGAATGGGGCCCGAAGGGCATCGAGAACGCCAAAGCCGGCCTGATCAAGAGTCCCTTCCTCGCCGGCGACGGCAAGGAAGCACGCAACAAGACCAGCGGCGAGCTTCATCCTGGCATGGGCCCCGACGTGTTCTTCATTCGCCCGTCGGCCAACAAGGACCGGCCGCCGGCCGTGTGGTGGAAGGATCCGAACGCGCAGGAAGACGAGACGACCGTCTACTCCGGCTGCTACGGCAAGGCGATTCTCAACTGCTTCGCCTGGCACAACGACAAGAGCGGCGACGGCGTCAGCTTCGGGATCCAGGGCTTCCAGAAGCACACCGAAGGCGAGCGGCTGGGCGGCGCCGGTCCGATCGACAAGGAGAAGTGGTCCGAGACGATCGCCGACGAAGGCGAAGCGCCCAAAGAGACAAAGAACGGTAAAGGCGCCGGCGGCCTTTTCGGAGATGACGAGATCCCGTTCTGATTTCCGGCGCTGCGTAACAGCGTAGCCGTTGCGATTGGACCGCGCCGCGTTCCCTGCTAGAACGGCCGCTTACGGCGCTGTACTCAAGCGATGGTTGCGATTGGACCGCGCCGCGTTCCCTGCTAGAACGCAGCAGCAGCAGCAGCAGCAAATCGCGATGGCGCTGGAAACGGCGGTCACACTCGACACGCATAGCGAGCGGTGTGGCCGCCACCAATCACGAGGCGATCATGATTCCTGTGATTTTCGTCATCCTCGTTCGCAATCCGAACGGCAACCGCATCATCGCAATCGACACTGGCGAAGGCGATGACCCGCCTATCGCTACTTTCTCATCCGTAGAGGAAGCCGAAGATGCTGCGGCAAGGACGCCGGTCTGTCGAGCGTGGCCGTGGACCGTTGTGGAGGCTCCATGAGCAGAGAACTCTTTACGTACACGCTGCGCGTCGTCCGCGACGAGCCGACCGACAACGCGATCCTGGTGATGCGCGACGACGGAATCAACGTGTGGCTGCCGCGCAGCGAGATCGAAATCGAATACAAGGGCCAGCGCCACAAGCTCGCCGAAGTGACGATGCCCGTGTGGCTAGCAGCAGAGAAGGAAATTGAGTGATGGCGAAGCAACCCGAAGGACCGCGGATCGGCGACAACAGTCTGAACGGCGGCCAATTGAAAGCGTTCATCGAACGCATCGAACGCCTAACGGAAGAGAAGAAGGGGGTCGCCGGCGACATCAAAGACATCTACGCCGAAGCCAGGGGAAATGGCTTCGACACGAAGATCATGCGCAAGGCTGTGCGCATCCGCGCCATGGACAAAGCGAAGTGGCGCGAAGAAGAAGAAATACTCGATCTATATTTAGCCGCACTCGGTTTGCTGTGAGGCGATAATGGAAGAAATACCGCGCGACTACCACAACGAAAATAACGCATTCGCCGCGCAGTGGACGCGCAACCTGATGAAAGCGGGGCACATTCCCGATGGCTTTGTCGACGAACGAGACATCCGAGACGTCCAGCCAATGGACCTGTGGGGATTCACCCGCTGCCACTTCTTCAGCGGAATCGCCGGCTGGGCCTACGCCCTGCGACTCGCCGGCATCCCCGACGATCTCCCGCTTTGGACCGGAAGTTGCCCGTGCCAGCCATTTTCCGCCGCCGGACAAGGTAAAGGCGCCGCCGATGATCGACACCTTTGGCCCGCATGGTTCAAGCTCATCAAAGAGTCGCGACCTGACCGAGTGTTTGGCGAGCAGGTTGAAGCGGCAATTGGCCACGGCTGGCTCGACCTTGTTTTCTCTGACCTGGAAGGACAAGGCTACGCCTGCGGGGCGGCCGTATTGCCTGCTGCGAGCGTCGGCGCTCCACATATCCGACAGCGATTGTGGTTCGTGGCCGACGCCGGTGGCGAACGACGACAACAAATCGCCCGAAGCGCATCTGGCGATGAAGCTGCGGATGGGCGAGCGCGACGGAACGGGGAGCAAGCGAACGGCGATCACGTCGCTTCAGGTGATGGCGAAAACAGCCTCGTGGCGAACGCCCCAAGCGACGGACGGCGACCACGGGGGGCCGAACGCGCGAGACAGGAGCGGGGCGCCGCATCTGTCGGGGCAAGCGGCGCAGGCGGCATGGCCGACTCCGAACGGGGAGGACGCAAAGGCAGGAGCGAGAAATATCGAGGGGAGGAAGCAAGTTTCCCTACCGAGAACGGCAGCTTGGTCTACACCGCGGGCAAACAAGTGGGGCTTCCCGGATGCGCACGGCAGTCAGGAAGCGCCGTGGGCAACGCCGACAGCGAACGAGAAACGCAGATCGGAGGACTTTCAAGAGGGGCGCAGCCTCAACGCAGCCGAGGCCCTTGGGCCGAAACCGATTGGCTTGAGTGTCGGGACGGCAAAAGCAGGCCAGTTGAGCCCGGCCCACAGCAGATGGCTGATGGGCTATCCGAAATGTTGGGACGACTGCGCACCGACAGTTTCTCCAAAATCGAGGAAGCGTTAACCGATGCCAAGATCAGCGAAGCCGACACCAGAGAAGCACTGCGAGACCTGTGGCTCAGTTTTGCAACGCAGTCGCTTCCACGGACGCCTAGAAGATTTCGGAGCGTTTACGAAGCGCCGGTTCTGCTCGCTTTTTTGCGCGAACTCGCGAGAGAAGGGTGGCGATTCCTCGACCACCTACCATCTGCGTGCTGGCAAACACCGGAAGCTGGCCTGCGAGAATTGCGGCGCAACCGATCGGAAACTGCATGTCCACCACAGGGACGAAACTCCAGCCAACAATGCGCCGGACAATCTGCAAACGCTCTGCCCGTCCTGTCACAAGCTCTCGCATACGAAGCGGAGCGCGCTGGCATGATCCCGTTTCCTCTTGCTCATGGGATACCCGCCCGAGTGGGCAAACTGCGCGCCTACGGCAATTCGATCGTCCCCCAGGTTGCCGCGGCGTTCATCGAAGCCGCGCTCGCCTGCCGCCCCTGAAGAGGATCTGTTCGGATGAAGCTCACCATCATCGAGTCGCCCTACGCCGGCGACGTTACCAAGAACCTCGCCTACGCCCGCGCCGTGTTGCGCGACAGCCTGCTTCGGGGAGAAGCGCCGCTCGCGAGTCACGTCACATACGCCGGCTCCGGCGCGCTGGACGACGCCGTGCCGGTCGAGCGCCAGCGCGGCATCGCCGCCGGCCACGCGTGGATGCAAGCGGCGGATTTCGTCGCCGTCTACGACGATCTCGGCATATCGAACGGCATGAAAGACGGGATCGAAGCGGCCAAGGGCCTCGGCGTGCCGATCATCTACCGAACGATCGGCTGGCCCCGGTGACGCCCGAAGCGCTGGCGGCGCGCAACGACGCGATCCGCGCCGCCTGGGAAGACCCGCTGCGGCGCGCCGTAGAGCGGAAGCGCAACGCCTGCCGGCACGGCGACGCCGACCGACGCGACGATGGCTGCTGCCGCATCTGCAATCGTGAGAGGCAGCGACGCTGGTACTGGAATCACCGATGAGCAGATGGGAAACAGCCGGCAAATCCGACGATTGGCACACGCCGAAATACATCTTCGACGCGATGGGCGTCGTCTTCGGCCTCGACGTCGCATCTCCGCCTTCAGGGCCGAAGCACGCACCGTGCAACTCGTGGCTGCCGCATTTTGGCCTTGAAACATCGTGGGGTAGGAATTTCATTTGGATGAACCCGCCGTTCGGCGGTCGCAACGCAATCCGACCGTGGCTGGAGAAGTTCTTTGCGCACGGCAACGGCGTTGCGCTCATGCCGGATCGGACGTCGGCGCCGTGGTTCCAATGGGCGGCGCACCGCGCCGACGCCGTGCTGTTCTTGTCGCCGAAGGTGAAGTTCGAACGGCCGGACGGGACGATCGGGCGCTCGCCGGGAAGCGGCACGGCGCTGATGGCGGCGGGCCCGGCGGGCGTGCAAGCGCTCGTCAACGCGAAGAAGCTCGGCTGGCTGGCAAAATCCTATGGATGAGATCCACATCGACTTCGAGACCAAGAGCGACGTGAACATCCGCGCCGCCGGCTCCTACGTCTACTTCGAGTCGCCGCTCACCGCGCCGCTGTGCGCCTCGTTCAAGTTTACCGGCGAGCACTGCGTCGAGCGCTGGCTACCGAGCGAACCCTGCCCGCCGACGGTTTCTCGCCACGCCATGACGGGCGGACGATTTGTCGGCCACAACGCCGGCTCGTTCGAGGCCCTGCTGTGGGAGCGGGTCCTTACGCCGCGCTACGGCTGGCCGAAGATCGACCTGAACCAATGGCGCTGCACGATGGCGGCAGCGTCGGCCTTGGGCCTGCCGGCGAGTTTGGAGAAGCTCGGCGAGGCGCTCGACCTCGTCGTCAAGAAGGACAAGATCGGCAAGGCGCTGATCCAGTTCTTCTGCACGCCCCGCAAGCTTACGGCCGGCGAGACGGGAATCAAGTTCCACGAGCCGATCGACCATCCCGAGAGGTTCGAGCAGTTTCGCGGCTACTGCGACGACGATGTGCGCGCCGAGAGCGAAGCCGACGCGCGGATGATCCCGCTGTCGGAAGACGAGATCGCCGTGTGGCGGATGAGCGAAACGATCAACCGGCGCGGCGTGCGCATCGACGTCGCCTCGGCGCGCGCGGCGTTGCGGCTGATCGACAAGGAAAAAGCCCGTCTCGACGCCGAGATGGCCGAAACGACCGGCGGATACGTAACGGCCTGCACGCAGGCGTCAAAACTATCGCGGTGGTTGACGCTTCAAGGCGTCTTCCTCGACGGCGTCGCCAAAGACGACATCCTCGAAGCCTTCGAACTCGACGACCTGCCGGACTCGACGCGCAAGGCGCTGACGCTGCGGCAAGAGGCGGTGAAACCATCAACGAGCAAGTTGAAGGCGTTCCTCGCTCACGTCTGCGCCGACAGCAAAGTGCGCGGACTTTTCGTTTATCACGGGACCGGGCCGGGACGGTGGACTTCGGCTGGAGGCGTCAACCTCTACAATATGCCGCGGCCGCGACCGGCCTTCGACGACGCCGATCTCGACCCCGCGACGCTGTTCGCCGCTTTCCGCACCGAAGAACCGGCGATGCTGCGGACGTTGTACGGCGACGATCTCGGCAAGCCGACCCACCTCGTATCAGATGCGATTCGCGGCTTTCTCATCGCCGATCCCGGTAAGGACTTCGTCGCCGTCGACTACTCCGGCATCCAAGGTGCGCTCTGCGCCTGGTACGCCGGCGAAAAATGGAAGCTGCAGGCGATGCGCGAGATCATCGCCGATCCGACGCTGCCGGATCTTTACCGCCGCACCGCCGCCGGCATTCTCAACACGACGACCGACGTCGTCACCAAGAAACACTGGGGCCGACAAATCGGCAAGGTCGCCGAGCTCGCTCTCGGCTTCCAGGGTTCGGTTGCTGCGTTGGTGTCGATGGCGGCGAACTACAACATGCTGCGCCGAGACCTGCACAACCTATACCCCGGCGTCTGGTCGGCGGCCGACGAACCGGCGCGAGAGCGCGCCGTCAAGCGCTACGAGCAGCGCCTGAAGAGCCGTGACCGGCAGAAGACCGACATCCTCAGCCGAGAGGCGTGGCTGGCCTGCATGCTCGTCGTCAACGCCTGGCGGAAGCACAACGCCGACATCGAATCGGCTTGGGGCGACCTCGAAGACGCGGCGCGCCGCGCGCTGCGAGAGCCGGGCGTCAAGCAGCAGGCGCTGGGACGAATCAACTACCTCTACAAGAGCGGCTACCTCTGGTGTCGACTGCCGAGCGGCCGCTGCGTCGCCTACGCCGCGCCGCGGCTGAAAGATCAAGTCTGGGCCAAGCCGCGGCTCGAGGACGCTTCGCTGGGCGAAGCCGAAGTCGTCGATCGCGAAGAGGCGGAGAAGCTGGCGCTGGTGGGGCGAGCGCAGATCCAGGGCGCGACGTCGCCCAAAGTCACGGCGCTGGGCTACGATTCAACGAAGAAGAAGATGCTCCGCTACGGCCTATATGGCGGATTGTTGATGGAAAACATTTGCTTAGGAGCAGAAGCCGATATTTTACGAGTAGCGATGCGCAAGTGCGAAGACGCCGGCTATCCGATCGTCCTGCACGTCTACGACGAAGCTGTCGCCGAAGTTCCCCGCTCGTTCGGCTCGGTCGAAGAGATGGAGCGCTTGATGCTCGATCTCCCTGCATGGGCGGCGACGCTCCCCCTAACCGCTCACGGTTATCGAGCAAAAAGATACGCCAAAAAATGATTTGACAATTGTCATTCGATTGTGCGACAGTCTCCTCGCGATGATTTGCTTGAAGCACAATCCGAGGAGCCTCGCATGTAGCCGCACACCGACGACCGGGGCGAACAGGTCGACAGCCGAGTCACCAGGGAAAGCCGCCGCTATTAGGCTTGACAGCTCGGAGAGACGGCAACGACGAATCATCGAAGAATCAGGAACGAGACCCGTGCAATTGACGAACAACAAGAAGCGCCGCAGCGTCCAGATGGCGCTGCGCATGCCGGTCGACCTGGCCGAGGCGATGGACGCCCTGTGCCGAACCGGCGATCTCCGGCGCAGCGAACTGATCGTCGCGGCGTTGCGCAAGCATCTCGACAAGCCGGATCCGGCGACCCTGAACAGGAGCACACCATGAGCCCGACGGCAAATAGCTACCCGGTAGAGAATATCTTCGGCAAGATGCACGGCCGCTATGACGAGGTCATGGCGAAGCGCGCGGCACGATCCGTTGCCGACGGCGTCATCGCCGGGCTGTGGTCGATGAGCGACGAAGAGTGCTACGCTCTCGTCAACCGGTTCAACGCCGAGGCTGGGAAATGCGCGTCACAGCATCTGCGCCTCCAATGGGTAGGAGAAGCCCCATGACTCTCGCAATCCTGTTGGCCTGCTATGGGGTTTTGCGTTCAGCCGCCGTCACCCTCGGCCTTCTCGCCGAGTTCGTGGCCTGCGTCCTCATCGTCGCGCTGTACGTCCTGGCATGATCGGAGCGGAAGAATGACCTACCTCGACATTCTCCTTCTCGGCCTGATCGCGCCGGCGATCGTCGCCTGGACGAACTGGCGCGACGCGAAACGGTGGCGCGCCGCCCGCTCAATCAACGCGCCAATTCCGGCGCCGCATCAAGAGAGAGTTGCAAATGCCTGAATTCAAAAAGGGCGATTGGGTCAAGCTCATCTATGCCTATTGCATAGACCGCGACGCTGGCCTCGTTAATGGCGCGGTCGGCCAGGTATCGGGGTTCGACGGGCGCTATCCGATCATCGATTTCGGCGGGGCGAATCATCTCATGTTGTCGGAGCAACTCGTCTTGATTTTGCCGGCCGAGGCGGCGAGCGTCGGCGACACCGTGACGGTTTCCGCCGACTCGCCATTGGCGCCCGGCGAGGACCGTTTGGTTGTTGCCGTGGATGACCACGATGGGAACCGCGATATGCGTCTTCTCGTCGTTGATGACGGCAGGCAGATTTGGGTCCATAACAAATTCGTCACGGCGCTCAAGCGCGGGGCCGACGTGAAAATCGCCGAGCCACGTCAATTCAAGGTCGGCGATTGGGTTACGAAGAACACGAGTCTTTACGGCACGCCGCTGACCGCGGGAAAGATCATAAGTCTGAACCGGGGACTAGGGCACGCCATTGTCGAGTTCCCCGGATGGACCGGGGGAAACCGCGTTGACATAAGTGGATTTGGCGGATCGCGTTGGAGTTGCTCTCTCGACGACATCACGCTCGCCGAGGCGCCCAAGCCGGCGGTCGCGGCGCTAGTCGACCCCGAGAAGCCGCAGACCTTCATCGTCGTCAGCGACGGAGGCGCGGCGCTCTGGCCCTTCAAGCACGATCGGCGCGGATCGGCCGAAGCCGAAGCCGGCCGCCTCGCCCTGATCAGGCCGGGCGTGAAGTTCACGGTCTATCAAGCCGTGACGGTCGTCGAAGCGCCGAGGCCGGGGGTCAGCGTCGTCTTCCTCGACGAGGCCATGTAATGCGAATGGCGGCGTGCACCGCCAACACGAGGAGCTAGATGTCGATGACAGAGAATGAGAATGAGAAACACGTCGCCAGTGGCGCCGCAGAATGGGACAGGCAGGCCGAAGCGAACCGGAAAATACGCGAGCGACTGTCCATCGACATTCTGCTGTCTTCTCTCGGCCTCGACCGCGATCGCGAGGCAAAGGAGGCCGCCGAATGGCGCGAGCGTGAGGCTGAGGCCATTCGTGAGCAAGAGGAGTGACCACCATGAAAGAAACGACACGCGAAGCGCTCGAGGCGTCGATCGTGCACTGGAAGGCCGTTGCTCAGGCGCCCGATCCTCGCTTGGTGTATATCGGCTGCAGCTCCTGCGCACTGTGCATGCTGTTTAAACGTGACGACGGTAATGACTGTTACGACTGTCCCGTCATGGCGCGCACCGGCTTGGTCTGGTGCAAGAAGACACCATACGGCGCCGCCATGGACGCCCTGAGAGCGTGGCAGACTGCCTTGGCCATGGGTAATCGGGGCTTGCGTCGGGATGACGGCACGGCATTTCGCGCGGCGGCGCGCGCCGAAATCGAATTTCTCGAATCGCTGCGTGATCCGCCTGCGGCGTGAGGCCGCTTGCACCCGCCACGAAACAGTCTAAAAGTGAAAGCCCCGCCGCGGCGAAGCGACGGGGCTTAATGGCAGCTGAGCGAACAGCGGCCAAAGCCTGAGCGAGAGGCAAAATATGTCTACCATTGGCGGCATGGCGGGTCAACACGCGACGCTATGGGTTGAGGCATGAATATCCAATCCCCGAACGACCCGTGGAGCCTGTTCTGGTCGCTGGGCTACCGGCGCCTCGTTCCCATAGCGCCGCCCGGCGCGCCTCTCGCGCCCGCTTCGGGCATAGATCCGACGACGCTCGGCAAGGTCCCCGGCGTCCGCACCGAGGATGGGTGGACCGGCCTCAAAGGCTGGCTGACACGCGAAACGACGCGCGAGGACACCGAGCGATGGCGTGATATGGGTTGTGGCGTCGGCGTCATCTGCGGTGACGGTCGCTTGGCGATCGATGCGGATACGCCGAGCGAAGAGCATGCGGCGATCATCGCCGGTTTGGTCGAGAAGCATATCGGGCCTGCGCCGACGCGCATAGGCCAAGCGCCTAAAGCCCTCTTCCTGGTTAGGTGTCCTGTCGGATGGCGCCAGCCGAAGATCCTGTTCGATGGCGGGCAGGTCGACTTCCGAACCTACGGGCAGTTCGTCGCCTGGGGCATCCACCCAAAAACACTGCAGCCATACCACTGGACTCGCGGACCACTTCCGCTCGATGAACTGCCCGAAGCTTCGGCCGAGGCGCTCGGCGCGCTGGTCGAGGATCTGCTGCGATTGCTGCCGAACGCAAAAGCCGGGCGGGCGATCAACGAGGCCGGCCCGCCGCCCGACCAGAAGACGCTGCAAGGCGATCTCAAATGGACGTCGTTGGCGGTCGCGGCCTTGCCGAACGATTATCCCGACCGGACCGACTATCTAACGGTCCTGTACGCGATCAAAGCGGCGACGGCGCCATACAGTGAGTTGGGTTGGCCACTGGCTTTGGAGTGGGCGCTGCGGTGGAGCGGCGGCGAGAACGACGAGGAGACGGTCAGGCGCGACTACGACTCGCTCAGGGGCCCGTACCGGGTCGGCGCGACGTGGTTGCAGGAGACAGCCGAGGCGCGCTCGCACGAACCGGCGCACAAGGGCCCGACGTTCAGCCGTGCGGCGATGTGGAACGATCCCGACGCCGGCGCGCTGTTCGGCGAGCCGAAGCTGGAGGAGCCGCCGCCAGAGCTGGATCTCGTCGCCGCCTCGAGCTTGTCGGAGAAGGAACCGCCGGCGCAGGCGTGGCTGGTCCGCGATCTGATTCCGACACGTAACGTGACGCTGCTGGGCGGCGACGGCGCGACCGGTAAGAGCCTTCTGGCGCTGCAATTAGCGGCGTCGATCGCGGCAGGCTGCAACTGGCTCGGCATGCCCGTCGCCAAGGGGCGGGCGCTGTTCCTGACGGCGGAGGACGAGATCGAGGAGCTGCATCGGCGGCTGGTGGCGATCACGCGCGAGACGCAGGCGTTCAAACTATCGGATCTCGATGGACTTCGTCTGATTTCTCTCGACGGCCAGGACGCGGTGATCGCGGCTCCCTCGGGCAAGGACGGCTTGCTGAAGCCGACGCAGATGATGGCGCGTGTCCGCCGGGCGATCGAAGTCGTGCGGCCGACGCTGGTCGTGCTCGACACGCTCGCCGATCTGTTCGGCGGCGACGAGATCAAGCGGGTCCACGCGCGCCAGTTCGTCGGAATGCTTAAAGGCCTGTGCAAGGAATTCGACACAACGGTTCTGCTTCTGGCGCATCCGTCGCTGTCCGGGATGTCGAGCGGCGCCGGAACGTCCGGCAACACGGCGTGGAACAATTCGGTTCGATCGCGGCTGTACATGGAGCGAAGGTTCGGGAAAACAGAACAAGACGAGGCCGACCCTGATATCCGACTGCTGACGACGAAGAAGGCGAACCGTGCGCGGCGCGGCGTTCGCTACACGCTCAGGTGGCTCAGGGGGCGGTTCGTGCGCGAGGGCGTCGAGGTCGAATCGAGAGAAGCCGACCAAGACCACGCGGCTGAAGAGACATTCATGGCGATCTTGGAGCAACTGACCGCCAGCGGTCGATCTGTGTCGCATGTGTCGACCGCGCCGAGTTACGCGCCGAGAATGATGAGCGCTCACACACTGGCAAACGGGGCGGGGCGAGTTCAGTTCGCCGAGGCAATGGAACGGTTGTTCGCGCGTGGCGCCATCACGGTTGAGACCTATGGGCCGCCGTCTAAAACACATACACGAATCGCTATAACAAAACGTACGGCCGAGGATAGCGATCTATTCGGCTGAGATAGGATATACGTTTTGTTATATCCGCCTTCCTACCCCCTGCTTACTAACCTAGGGTTGCATGCTTACTACCTGCTTACAACCTTCCTACTCCCCTACCTACTCCCTGCTTACTTACTTCCTACCCCCCTGCCTACCTACCCCCTTATACCCCCGGGGGTAGGAAGGGGCCCCCGCCTCGGATTGGCGGGCCCCTTCCTACCCCTCCATCGCTCAGAATAGATTATAGCAAGGCACTATAAAGATAGGACACACTCCGATGACAAGGGAAAAACATACGATCGCCATGGCTGAGGATGCGCTCGAAGCGCTCTTGCGGAAATTGGTTGCGATCGATCTCAAGCGCGACGCCTCAGCAGGCGCTAAGTCGATTATGGGAACACCGTTCGATTTTGATAAAAACATTCCGACGCGCAGCCAATCGTTGATTGCGGATCTTGCTCGCAGGCCGATAGAGGAGGCGGTACGATACTCAATTCGGTTCGTCGGCGTGTTTCTGTTTGAAGAGACACACAGCACCGACGCCATGCTGGCGGTCGCTGAGCGGGTTTGTGCGCGTAGCCGCGACCATGGCGGACGGTGGTTGTCGATCGTTGACCACGCTTGGGACGGCATAGGTGAGGGCGCGGACGTTTGGTATGCCTGAAACGCAGTTCGGGCGCTGTGATTGCTCACAGCGCCCGACAAGCCTGCCAGTGACCGTCCTAGAGGCTTCGCTGTGCTACCCTCGCAGCATCCACAGCGCCCACAGCGCCGCCGCCAGGTAGAGCGCCTGGGCGAGAAGCGGCAGGGCGTCACGCCAGGCGTTACGCCAGGCGTCGCGTGTGGAGCGGACGGTCATGCTGTGATCCCCAATGAAGCGCGTCGCGCGGCGACATATGCGCCGAGAATGGGGTGTGCCGATTCGATGTCGATCCAGCGGGGCCATTGCGACGTCGTTGTGTGAAATTTCTCAGGAAAGTCAGTTGTTTGTGCATATTCGGCGCGATAAGCGGCGCGCGCCTGGACGATGCGAGCGAACCATGGTTCGACGCTTTCCGGCAGGCGACGGCGCTCGTTTTCGTCGTGGTAGGCGACGAGTTCGGCCCATTGTTCGGGTGTCCGCGCGTCGCGCCAGGCTTGCGTGGCGCCGTAGTTCGGCGATCGGGAATGCCGAGCGCCGCCGACGTACAGGCCCCTTTCGCTGCTCGGGGCGAGGATGGGGCGTGGCAGGGCTACGATGGTCGTCTGGTCCCATAGGCGCTGTTTAGGGTTCCACATACGCACACCGATCGAGTCGAGCGCCTGCGCCACGCCGTAGCGGCCCAGGACGGCCATGTCGGCGGTCGGGTAGAGCGATTCGAGGCGCCTGGCGACGACTTCGGCGACGCGGTCGCGTTCGGTCGCGTCGAACATGCAGCTCTGGTAGTCCTGCCAAGCGTCGGTTACGAGGCGCGACAGGAGCGCGGCGTCGGCGCGCGGACGGTAGCGGTCCGAAGGCTTCGGGATGAACATGGTTTCTCCTTTTTAGCGGAGTTGCTCGCCGTCGGTACTAAGCCAGTGGCTCGGCGGAAAGCCGAACGAGCCTTGCGATGTGTGCAGGACGGTGCATCGCGGTGTTTCGCCTTCGATCGATTCGACGACGGCAAATTCGAATCTCGATTCGACGATTGCCGTTTCGCCTGTCTCGAAGCCTTGCGCATCGGCGTAACGGTCGTTTTGCAGGTCGACCAGGTCGCCGACGCGAACACGATCGACGCGGCGTTGAACGACGCCGTTCTTGTACCTGTCTTGCGTCATAGTTTTCTCCTTTTCAGAAGGTTCGCCGCGTTGATAGAGAGGCGCGGCGGCGGGCGTGTGGTTTCTGCTATTCCGAAGCGGCGAGGCGCCCGAACGTTTGAGCGCAGACGCGCTCGTGATCCTCACAGGATAGCGCGCAGACACGCTGATACTCTGCATATGCCGGAGCGCAGACGCGCTGGTACTCCGCATAGGCCAGAGCGCGGACGCGCTGGTACTCCGCATAGGTCAGAGCGTGGACGCGCCGGTACTTCGCACAGGATTCAGGCGAGAGAAGATTATGCGCGGCCCAATACCAGTCGAATTTATCGGCGACAGAAAGGCAAACCGCTTCCGTGATTTCTGCTCCGCGCGGGAACGTTTTGGCGAACAGCGCGACTTGCGAGGCGTAGGCGCCTTTTGCCTGTAATATGCGTTTGGTGATTTTCATCGGCTCACCCTCAGTGTGAAAGAGCCTCGAGCATCGCCAGTAAACCGCCGACAAAGGCGGCGATTGCTACCAGCTCGAGAGCGTCCATGAGAAGGGCGCCGGCGCGTCTCAGCGCCATGCGCCGGCGAAAGCCCGGCGAGCGCAGCAAGGGGCGTCGCGGGGCGCGCGGATCGATCCAAGCGGTCATGGCGTCAATCTCCCAGGTAGTAGTAGGCGCGACCGGCGCTGAAAACGAGCGATCCGCCCGCCGCGCTCGAATTCGTCATTGTCGTAAAGCATGGTCTACTCCTCTTGCTCGGTTGACTGCTAAATCTCGCCGCGGCGCTCAACCGCGGCAAGGGTTAGCGTTCAGTCGAGAAAGGTATCGCGCACGTAGCGTTCGAGCGATCGGTTCGCGCGCAGGATCGTATCCGGTTGCGGGTTCCAGGCGTCGCCGCGATCGATGAAAAAAGGATCGGGCGGTCCGATGCGAATCACGGTTTCGTCGCCACCGTCGATTCCGGCATAGACCATGAACGCTTCGACGATTTCCGATCGCGTCGCGGTTTCGAACGCATAGCCGCAGCAACCGAGTGCGATTTTCCGCTTGGCAGGATCGGGCGGCAAATAGATCGAGCCGCTTTCGATATGGAACAGATTCGACGGTCCGCCGGCGCTCGGGCATGGCGTGACGCGGACCGCCAAGACGTAATCTTCCGCGCCGTCTTCCCGCCAGTAGAAGCCGCCCGCTCGCAGATTCCCGTCGCCGTTGTAATTCCAACGATGCTTGGCCATGATTCGCTCCCTTGCTTGATCGTTCGGTTATCTAGGGAGTCGCGTTCCGTCGCGGAACGGTAATTCGATCGCGAGCTTTGGCGATGGCGCCGGCGCAAGTGACGTTGCGCGATGCCGCACTCGCAGCCCATTGCGCATGGCTGCGAGTGTGGTGAGCGGCGGCGGCGAAATCGAGCTCGTAATCCCGACGCGTCTTAGCCGGCTTGACCGACGTCGCCCATTCCTTCCGGCGCTCGGCTAATTCGGTGCGAACCGCAGCGAGTGCTGAGGGAAACATCGGCTCATCGGGATAGATCGGATTGCGTTCCGCCAGGAGCGCCGGCAGGTTCGCGCATATTTCGCGGCAGATAGCCTTGAAGGCCGGGACATTGATCGTCGCGCTCATATTGTCGGCTCCTCTCGTTCCAGGATTCGAGATTGCGCCTTGTTTCGACGTTTGTCAAGCTTTTGTCGAAAATATTTTTGCAGAGTTGCGCCGGACGCAGCGCGCCCTTAGTTTCATAGCGTGTCAAAACGCACGAATCCTATTATTTTTCGTATCCCGCAGCCGGAAACGCGCGCTTTGCACGCGCTCGCAGCGTCGCGTGGCTTGTCGGCGAATCGGTTTATGAAGCGGCTGGCGCTAGAACAAATCGTATCTGCCAACAGTCTGCCAACCGGCATAACGAACGAATCATCCGTTATTCCGAACGTCCCGACGCGTTCGCAAATCGCGCCTGATAACAGAGCGGCGCCGGATCGGCCGGCGAGCCGCGGTGGGTTTGCGGACCGGTTAAAATAACAACTTGTCCGGTTTGCAAACCCGAATCGGCCCATTTTTCTGTCAAAAATTTCGCTCAAGCGTGCTGTGGTGTTCGGCATAGCGGATGATTCGTTCGCTATGTCGAACGACCCGACCAGGCGTCGCGAGCGCATTGTTTCTTAGTCGTGATTGTTAATATGAGACAACGTGTCGCAGCTAAAGCGACGTATAAAGAGACGGTCGGCTCGCGACGCTGGCGAGTTTACCGTTTCGAGACACGCCGGCGCGCCAGGCGACCGGGCGGCCGCCAGATGGCAATTTCTGCTAAATTGTTGATTTTTCTAGGAAAAATGGACACCGGCCCCGCCCGAGATTCGTGTGCCCCATCTCGCCCGCCGCCCCAAATTTTCTGTGAAATACGGGGCATCTGGCCGGGTAGCCGCCGGCCAGCTCCGCTATTCCGGCTATTCGTCTCGCCTGGTGCTAACAAAACGTATCTCGACCGCATCTTTGTTGTTGCTTTGCGGATACAACCTGTTATGATCCTCTGGCGACTCAAACCAAGGGGACTCAGATGGCTAAGTATGGATACGCCCGCGTCAGCTCCGCCGATCAGGACTGCGCGATTCAGGTCGAGGCGCTGCAGAAGGCGGGTTGCGAGATCGTTCGGCAGGAGAAGATCAGCGGCCGGAATGTCGACGATCGGCCCGAACTCAAGACGCTGCTCGAGTTCCTGCGCACCGGCGACGACCTGGTGGTGACGAAAATTGACCGCCTGGCGCGCTCGACGCGCGATCTGTGCAACATCGTCCACGATTTGAAGAAGCGCGGCGTGGCGTTGCGCGTCGTCCAGCAGCAGATCGACACGTCGACCGCCGCCGGCTCGGCCTTCTTGTCGATGCTAGGAGTGTTCGCCGAGTTCGAGAACGAGATCCGTCGCGAGCGGCAGATGGCTGGGATCGAACGGGCGAAGGCCGCCGGCAAATACATCGGCAAGGGCCGGCCCCACGTTTGCGATGCTGAGAAGGTCAAAGCTTCCGTCACGGCGATCGGCGCGTCCAAGACCGCTCGCAAGTTCGAGATTTCGCGGGCCACCGTCTATCGCTGCTTGAATGGGGTTCTGGCATGAACGCGGATCAGGCTCGGTCTTGACATGATACCGTGGTATCGAATAGCTTTCAGCGTGCAGAGCGAAGGAGCCCGCGACAATGAGCGAACGGAAGTTCAAGCCCGGCGCGTTCTACTGGGCGAGGCCGACGTGGGACGTCGACTTCATGCCGCCCGGCTTTGACCCGAGTGAATTCACCGACGAGGCGCATGCGGCGAGCCGAGAGCACTGGTCGCAGAATGAGCAGCCGGCGCGCTTTGACGGCTACGGCGAAGATGGTGAAGAGCACTGGATTTGGCTCGGTATCGATGAGCCGCGCGAAGGTGGTAACATCTGGTGGCCGCCGTGCCGGGTCGGCGAGGAGATCGTGCAGTGATGTTCGGCCTCGGCGCCGTCGTCGGGTTTCTCGCCGGCTGGGTCGCCGCGGCGCAAACCATGCGTTGGCTGCGTAATCGCTCGCGGCCGCGGGCGTTTGGAGTACGGAAGCGATGAGCCTTGTCATAGCTTTCGTTGCGGTTGGCGTGGCCGTTTCGCTCGATTTCGGGCTGGGACTCGGCGCGTTGTCTACAATCTGTTTTTTCTGGGGTGTGGGAGCTTTCGGATGAGCGAACTCGACGATCTCGAGCGTGATTTGCTTGAAACAGCGAACGTGTGGTTCGCACAGAGCCTGCATCTGAAGCTGCAGCGGTTGATCGTGATCGCGCGCCAGGGCGAGCGGGCGATGGCGCGACTCGACGAGTGGGTGGCGAAGTCGCCCTGTGCGCCGAGCGTTCCGGTGCGACGAGAGCCGACAACCGCCGACCCTCTTCCGCCTCTACCGACGGTAACATGCGAGAACGGCGAATGACGCGGCACTGGCGCGACAAGGGCGACGACGCCAAGCGCTACCACGTCACGATCGCCGTCTCGTCCAGGCTGCGCGATCGGCTGTGGGCGTTCGCCGAGCTACTCGGCCGGCCGCCGACCGTCGTGGCGCACGACCTGATCGACAAAGGCGTTCCGGCGGCGGCCGAGAAGCGGGGAGGCGCGGGGTGAGTTTCGATCCTGACTATATGAGCTCGGAGTTTGCGATAGCTTGCCAGGGCTATCTGTCGATCGATCCGTGTCGGCTGCCCGATATGCTGTGCGCGTTGCCGGATCCGGTCAGCGCCAGGGAGCGTGCCGTCGTCGCGGCGATTCGCTGGCGAATGTTGGCGCAAGAAGCCGTTGCGGCCGAGGAGCAGAGCGCCCGGTTGTTCTATGCGAGGATGTGATGACGGTTCTTCTTTTGCACCGAGCGAAGGCCGAGGTTGAGGCAATGACGCCCGAGCAGCGCGCGGCGATACTGCGTGCGCAACGCGAGTCGTGGGGCGAGCCGTGGGCACGCGCTGAAATGTCGTGGCCGAAACCGAAGTACGAGTGGCGCAATGGCGTGAAGGTCTATGCGTCCTACGAAGATTACTGTAACGGCTGAGGCGACAAATGGTTGACGAGTTGGTGTGCATCGGTGGCCCGGTCGACGGCGGGTCGTGCTTGGTTGAGAACGGTATGCCCGTTGTGACGAAGCTGTTTCGGTGGGAGACGTGGGGCGCTAAAAGGCCGGATGAGCCCGTGGTGGGCGAGACGGTGGCGTACCGGCGCGAGAAGATCAAGGCCGGCGGCGTTGGGGTCGAGTTTCTGGTCTACGCCCCGATGTCGACGATCGACGCAGTGAAGAAGCTGCTGGAGGATCATCGGTCGTGACCGACAAAGTCGAGAAGTTGGCGCGCATCATCGCCGGCGCTGTCACCGGGATCGACCCTGACACGCGCATCAGTCCGATTCCGCAGCGCGAGGTCGGCTATGTCGCGGCATGGGTCATCCAGCCCGAGGCCAGCATTCGACCGCTGTGGACGTGGTACACGCCTGTTGCGGAGGCCGTTCTCGCCGCCGGATTTGACTGCGCCGGTGATCTGGTAGCTGTGCAGCCGGGCGATCCCGGCGCGGTTCCGGCCGGGGCCGTCGCGTGGAGCGAGCTCGATCGCGACGCGAAGCAGGCGGCGAACGATTTGTGGCGTGAGAGGATGGGGCTTGCCTGATGGCTCCGCGCGCCAGGAAATGGCTCAAGGCTTTCGAGCAGTTCTCCGACGACTTGCGCATCAAGTCGAAGGAGTCGACGAGCGCTGATGAGCGCGGCTCAAAGCTGGTTCCGTGGGAGAGCCAGCGGCGGTTCTTGCGCGAAGTCGGTGAGGGCCTCGATAATGGCATTCACACGTTCAACTGCAGCAAAAGTCGTCAGCTTGGGGTCACGACGATCAGCGTTGCGCTGGTTGACGTGCTGTGGCTCGCGGTTCACCCGAACATGATCGGCGTTCACGTCACCGACACCGAGAAAAACCGCGAGATTAATCGGGCGATGGTCGAGGGCTACATCAACTCGTTCCCCGACGGTTACTTCGGCGACAGCTTTCGCATCGTCAAGTCGAACCGGCAGATGATGGCTTTCTCCAACGGTTCGCGGCTCGACCTTCTTGTCGCCGGCACCAAGAAGAAGTCGATCGCCTGGGGCGAAGGCCAGGGCTACGCCTGCGCCCACTTGACTGAAATTGCCAGCTACGGCGACATCGAAGGGCTCAAGTCGCTCGAGGAAGGATTCGCGCAGAACAACCCGGATCGGCTGTTCGTTTACGAGTCGACGTCGAAAGGCATGAACCACTGGCGAACCCGCTGCATGGCTGGTTTGAACAGCTTGACCGAGCGGACGTTCTTCATCGGCTGGTGGTCCGGCGACAATAATCGGATTGCGCGATCCGATCCGCGTTTTCCGGTGTTCGGCCTTCCGCCGCCGAATGGCGAAGAGAGTCGTCACATCGCCGAAGTGAACAAGCTCTACCAGTACCGTGTCACGCAAGAGCAGTTGGCGTGGATTCGCTGGAAGGAGACGAAGGCCGGCGCCGAGCAGGATCTGCTTAGCCAGAATCAACCGTGGACGATGGACGAGAGCTTCGTCCAGACCGGATACAGCTTCTTCCAGGTCGCGGTGATCGGCCAGGACATGAAGCGGATGCAGGACGATCAGCCGATCTTCGACGGCTATCGCTACGAGGTTGACGGCGACTTTTTCCACTTCAAGATGATCACGATGGACCCGGCGGTCGACGACGTCGACGACGTCGAGCTCAAGGTGTGGGAAGAGCCGGTCGACGGCGCGCAATACGTGATCGGTTTCGACCCGGCCTATGGTCGAAACGACCACAAGGACCACCATGCGATTCTGGTGTTCCGCTGCTTCGCCGACAAGATGGTGCAGGCCGCCGAGTACATTACGGCCGACGTCGAAACCAAGCATGCGTCGTGGGTGCTGTTCCACCTCTGCGCCGCCTATCGCAATTCGATGTGCAACGTCGAGCTCGGCGGGCCGGGTCGGCTGGTGATGAGCGAGTTCGAACACCTGCGTCAGTTGATCGGCGCCGAGATGAACGTCGTCAAGACGGCGGCGCGCGGCTGGGAAGACGCCGGCGCGCAGGCGCGCTGGTATCTCTACCACAAGGTCGACAGCCCCGGCGCCAGCTACATGGCCAATTTCGAGACCAACTGGCGCACCAAGATGGAGCTGTTGCACGGCTACCGCGGCATCTATTCCAGCCGCGAGATCGAGATCCGATCGTTCGGCCTGCTGCGCGAGATGTCGAACGTCGTCGTCAACGACGGTGAGATCGGCGCGCCGGAGTCGACCGACGAGAACATGAAGGACGATCGTGTCTTCGCCGCCGCGCTGGCGGCGCGCGCCTGGACGGAGTGGATCCGCAAGGACATGATCGCTCAGGGCTTGACTTACGACGTGGTGATGAAGGCTGAGTCGGGTCAAGAGACGAAGCAGGAGACGGCGGTCAACTCGATCGTGCGCAATTTCTTGCGGACGCAAGAGGAGCGGGCGAACGCCGAGCCGGAACCGCCGAAGTGGAAATCTGATTTGGGGCTTGTGTGATGGCAAAGCAGTCGAGAGACTACAAATTCGCAGCGCCTGACGAGGGCGTCAAAATGCCGCAGTCGGAAGACGATGCGCTGTTTGGCGACGATTCGCCGGTCGAAGCGCTGCCGCCCGCCGAGCACGAAGATCCGATGCGCAATTGGCATGCAGTGCCGGAGCCGCCGGAAGTCGGCGGGCGCTACGGCGCGCCGCCCTACGACCATGCGCTGGTGCTGCTGACGCTCGACGGCGAGCAGAGCGTCGTGGCGCAGTGGCAGGCGTCGCGACGCTGGGCGGGAACCGGCGCGGGCAAGCGCTGGGAAGCCTATGGCTTCTGGGCGCAGCGCAACACCGGTGGTAAGCCGGTGGCGTTCGAGCCGAAGGGCTGGCGGGAGTGGCGGGGATGACGACCACGCCCGTCGATTCCGAGTGGGTTGATTCGGATCGTTTTTTAGGCCCCAAGATGAAACGAATCACCTTCGAGTGCGGGAAATGCGGTCATCGTTGGGTTCGCACCCTGAAGGCCGAGCCCAAGAAGGACCCCCCTTGTCCAAATCGCCGCTGCGTCGAAACGTCGCAGATAGCCGATCTTAAGCGCGAGAACGAGAACCTGCGCCAGATGCTCGAAGAGGGCCGCGCGCCGGCGATGATCGGCCAGAACATTCGTGTCAAGGCGGTCGACGAGACGGCGCGCATCGTCATGGGAGACGGCCACTATACCGACTTGCGCGACAATATCCGCGAGGGCGAGTCGATGGAGCCCAAGCTGCCGCAGGCCCAGCAGGCGCTGGCCGACGCGATGTTCTCCAACAAGGCCGACGCCAGGACGCCGGTGATCTCGGCCGACGGCCGCCGCGGCATGACGATTCCTTCGGCGCGGCTGCGCGCCGTTGGCGAGCGGGCGATTCGCGGGGCTTACGCGCACAATTCGGTCAAGCCGACGGCGATCATCCCGGCCTCGAGGCCGGCGCCTGTGGCGATCAAGAATGCTCGCTATAATCCCGGTCGGCCGAGCGCCGAGGGCTATAAGAAAGGGTGACAAAATGCCGAGGATCACGAAAACCAAGGGCGCTGGCGCGTTCGCCAAGGCTGTAGCGCCGATCAGGGCTCCGACGACTGCCGCCAAGACGGGTCGGATCTCCAATCTTGGCGAGTGGGCGCATCCGCCGAAACGTAAGGGAGGGAAGTGATGGAGATTCGGTATCCAATCAGGACTAAGGGCATGTCCGAGAAGACAATCGCGCAGAACAGAGTGCCGACGCTGGCGGAGGCGGTGAAGTTCCGCGGCGAGATCAGCAATCTGAGCGAAGCGATCGGAGCCGCAATAAGAAAGCGGGAAAGGGACCAAACGGAGATGATGTCCCCGCGTCGGATAGCGCGCCGAAAGGCAAGAAAGGTTGACGTTTAGGTCGAATTGGCCTATCGTCAAGCCGTTCCGAACAGGTCCCCCAACCTGCGGGTCGGATGTTTCCTCCCAGACTACCCCGCCGCGTACTACGGCCCTACGCGGTGGGGTTTTTCATTTCTTGCCGCCTGAGTGCATGGCGAGTTTCATCTGCGCTTCTTTTTGCGCGGCTTCGGCTTTGGCGATCTCGCGGCGCATGATGTTGGCTTGAACGCTTTCGGGATCGGTGATGTCGAGATGCTCGACCGCCTCGATCGGCGACAGCAGGCCGGTCTTCAGCATGTCGAAGATCAGCGCTTTGCCGTCGGCCGAGAACGCCGGCGACGACGAGTGCTCGTCGACTGTCAGCGTCACGTCGTCGGGAAGATCGTCGAAGCTGAAGTAGACCGGAACCATGCCTTTGGCCGGCGGCGTCAGCAGCAAGTTTTCTTCCGGCGTCGATACGTTCTGCAGCGAAGCTTCGGCCTCGGGAACCCAGGCGACGAGCTTCTTGGCGACGTGGACGCGCGCCATGTCGAGCGTCAGTGCGCCGCTGCGTTCGATGTCGCGTTCGATCAGCAGCGCGCGATCCTTGAAGCGCGGCGAGAACATGCGAACCAGCGTGTCGGCGTGGGCGCCGGAGCGCACGCCTTTTTCGCCGTGGCCTTTGGCGATCGGCGGCACGCCCATCATCTCGTCGAACATGCGTTCGTATTCGTGCAGTGAGGCCCACAGGTCCTGCGGAATTTCGACGCGATCTTTCTCGATCTTGGCGTTGGCGTTCATTTCGACGTAGTAACCGCCCGGCTTCTTGTATTTCGACAGCGCCAGCTGGTTGACGCCGGTCGAGCCGACGAACCTGGTCGTCGGGTCTTCCTGCATGCGCAGCATCTTGTTCGTGCCGACGAGCCGCGCGTTGATCGCCTCTTGCAGGAAGATCAGGCGCTGTACCTCGGACGCGCCCCAGAAATAGGTCGGTACGGGATTGGGGCAGAACGTCGAATAGGGGTGGTCGCCCTTCAAGCACGGCGCCGAAGTTTGCGATGACGGGTCGAACGCCAGCGCATTCTGGATCGTGTATTTTCCCATCACCAAGAGGTCGTCGCCGACGATCTGGAACGTCGCCCAATCTTCGCGCTGGTCGTCCCAGATCCACGTCTCGTTGAGCTCGATCAACGTCTGCTCGACGGCCGGATCGAGCTGTGGTTGCGGGCGGCCCATCCAGTCGACGCGCCCGTTTACCTGGGGTCCGCCTTGTCCCGCCGCCTGCATCGGATAGAGACCGCCGACGGTGATGTTCATCGCCGTGCCGCCGCGCGTGTCGGTCAGGCCGGCGCTGTCGCGCGTATAGGCTTTGACCTTCTTCAGCATCTCGTTTTTATCGGGGTGGTTCTTCACCAGGCCGACGAATTGGTCGAACGTGACCAGCATCGAGTGGTTGAAGGCGCCCATGTTCTCGTCGAGGCGATCGTAGTTCTCGCGCAGCACGCCGAAATCCTCGGGCTGCACCAGCCATGTCGACAGGCGCCCGCCGGCGAAGCTCTGCTTGACGAGCCCTTTGCCGCGCACCAAGCCGATGTTGACCGCCTGGCTGAACATCGAGTCGCCGTCGCAGCGCCGGTATTGGTTTCGGATGTGCGCGGCCGCGGCGCGGCCTTTGGCTTCGTTGATCACCGAGGGATAGTCGGGGTCGCCGATGTGGAAGCGCAGCGATACGGGGGAAAACAGAAGGGATTCGAGGTCGTCGAGCGACACCCACAGCTTGTTGTACATCGCCGGCGTCGTTGCGTCCGACGAACCGGTGTCGACGTAGCCCTGGTAGAAGGCGCCGCGGTTCATTCGCGCCTGGCGGGACGACATGCAGTGCGACGCGGTCTCGCGGACGAACTGGATCAGCCGCTTGGCGTCATGGGGTATCTTCATTTTGATATCATCCTATGGTATTGATATGTTTCGTCTTTTTTGCATGATATATTGACACGGCCTTCTGGTCCAGCGTAGTCTCTCGTTTCGTAGGGGTGAGGCTAGTCTCTTCCCTCTCGTCAACAAGGAGACTCCCATGGCGCGTCACAAGGGTCGCAAGGGCCGCCGGAAGTAATTCCGGGTCGTCCGTGAACAACGGGCGGGGCGTTCGCGCGCCCCGCCCAACACACTGAGGTTTTTCAGAATGCCTATGCCGATGATGCCCGGCGCTCCGCCTTCCCCGCCACAGGCGGGCGTGGCTGGCCCAGCGTCGGCGCCCGGTCCGATGAAGGGCGCGGCGGCAAGCGGCATGGAGAAGCTGAAATTGTCGCTCAAAGGGTTGCAAGAAGCCCTTCCTGCGCTCCCGATGGGTTCCGGCGTCCACACCGCCGTTCTCAAGGCTCTGACCGAGATCGGCAAAGCTGTTGAGAAAGAGGGCGGCGCGAAGGGCGATCCCGGCGCGATGATCCAGCAACTCGTCGAGATGGCGCGAAACGCCAAGCAGGCCGGCGCGCCGGCCCCGCAGATGCCCGGAGCGGGCGCTGCTTCTCCACCTCCGCCCGCCGCGGGCGGCGGTTCGCCAATGCCACCGATGCCAGGAGCTTGATATGACCAGCGGAAAATTTCCCAAGCCTTACGATGGCGACGTCAAGATCGATCGCAGCCTGATGGAATACGTCGCCGATTTCGATGCGATGGGCATCGGCGCGCGCCCGTCGGCTCAGCCGAAGGGCAGTCTCAGCGGAATTAAGTCGATCGACCACGTCGGCAAGGACGGGTCGCGCGGCTCGGCGCCGAGGGCCAAGTAAAATGGCCGAAGCCACCCAAGCTCAGATTCGCGCCGCCGAGCTGTTAGAGCAGCTGTGGAGCGACGGCGAGATCGGCGAGAAGGTTCGCCGCGCCGCCAAGGCGAAGTTCCCCGACGCCAAGATCATCGACGACACCGTGGCGCCGTTCGTTGCGCCGCTTCAGGCCGAGAACGCCGCGCTGAAGAAGCGTCTCGACGACATGGAAGCCTCGCGCGCCGCCGACAAGGAAGCGCGCGAGCAGCGCGCCGCGCAGGCCAATCTCGAATCCGCCCTGGCGAAAGCCCGGCAGGAATACAACCTGACCGACGAAGGCTTCGACAAGATGGTCGGCCGGATGAAAGAGACCGGCAATTATGCCGACGCCGACGCCGCTGCGGCTTGGGTCGCTTCCAAGACGCCGCCGACCGCGCCGGCCGGCCCGACTTGGCGTAGCCAGGATCTCGACTTGTTCGGTACGAAGAACGCGGACGAGGCTCGGGCGGAACTGCATCGCAATCCGGACAAGCACCGGGACGATCAGATCGAGGCGTTCTTGCGTGACCCGGACGGTTTCACGCGGGAGACATTGGGCATCCAATGACCCGTCTCACCGCCACCAAATTCATCGCGCTCGACGTGGAGAACGTCGGGCGCGATGTCATGCTTGAAGGAGTGCTGTGATGGCATACCCGAATTCTCCGGTTTCGACGTTGACGGGTTCTGGCATCACCCCCGGTGGGGCGCTTGGCGCACAGATGGCGGCACTTACCAGAAGGGCGTTCTTGCCTACCTGCTACGTTCAAATTTATCAATCACATCCGTTACTTAGCCTGTTCATGTCGAACAGCAAGGCGGCGCGCGGCGGCGTTTCCCAGATCACCGTTCCGGTGCAGGGCAACTCCTTCGTCCAGTTCTCGTGGGGCGGCTTCGACGGCAACTTCCCGATGCCGACCGACCAGGCGGCGATCCAGAACGCGCAGTTCAGCCTCAAGATGGGCATGGTGCCGATCGGCTTCTTCGGCATGGAGTCGATTCTCCAGAGTTCCGAGGTCGTCATCCCCAAGCTGCGCGCCGTCATGTCGGACGCCGCGGTCGTCATCAAGCAGGCCTACGCGCAGGCGCTCTACTCGAACAACTACGCCAACGGACAGATGTGGGACAGCTTGTCGCAGGCCTACGATGACGGCACCAACGTTCCGTCCTACGGCGGCATCCCGCGCACCCCCGGTTCGTTCTGGTCCGGCCAGCTGATCAACAACACCGGCGCCGCGGTTACGACGCGCGTCGGCTGCGCGCAGATCCTGGCGCGCATCCAGTCCGGCGCCGGTGGTGAGGCCCCCGATTTCGGCGTCATGAACCCGGCCAACTGGGCCGAGCTGATGACCGACTTCATGAGCCTCGAGATGTACCAGACTCGTCCGCGCTCGATCTACGAGAAGGACGACGTGGTCAACTCGGGCTTCCGCGGCATCAAGGTGCTCGACACGCCGATCTTCCCCGATCCGTTCTGCCCGCTCGGACAGGCGTTCTTCATCAACAGCCGCTACACCGGCATGTACATGTCCGAATACGCGTCGATGACCTTCTCGGGGTTCGAGCCGTTGATCAACGTCGGCCAGATCGCCGATGTCGGCGTTCTCATTTCGTGCGCCGATCTCGTCTGCGCCAAACCGTCCACGGGCGCGCAGGTCACGGGCATCACCGGCGCAGCGTGGCAGGCCGTTCCCGGAACAGTTCCGAGTGTCATCTGAATAGGAGCTTGAAATGCCGCTTTTCGCAGGTCCTGGCGTCCTTCCGTCTCTCGGCGGCTTGGCGACCAACGTCGTTACTCTGAAGGCCGGGCAGGTTCAGCTCATTCCGGCGGGCCGCATGATGATTCGAACCGGGCCTTACACGACGGTTCAGCAATACGATCCGATTGTCGGTATCTGGCGCAACATTGGCGGCGGCCTCATGGCTGGCGGCCTCGACTTCCTTTGGTCGGACGGCGTCAGCTATCGGCTCGCTAACCAGAACGGTTGCGTCGTCGGCGCGGTGATCACCAACGTCGGTTCGGGATACACCACGGCGCCGACGATCACGGCTGCTGCGGGCGGCGCGATCTTCAAGACGATCATTGGT